GGAATATCTTTATAGAGGTCTAACTTGATTCCATGATTCTGCTCTATCAGCTTTAGCATATCAGCTAACTTATCAAGTTGAGCAATTCCAAGGATATCTTCTTTAAGAAAACCGGTTTCCTCTATTTCACTACCTTCCCATTCGGTTACACTGAGTCCTTTCTGTTCTTTGATTGGTACCCATTGAGCTGATATCTTTTCATCAGGAAATATCACAGTACCACATGCATGTATCGAAGCAGCTTTAGGTGTATTGAGACAAATCATCATGTCGTTTATAAGTTCGGTATGAGATTTCACGAATTCTCTCAATTCAGTATCTTTACATATTGATACGAAAAAATCCTCAACACTTTTCATACCTTCTTCGTCCCGAAGTTTAGCTGTGATTCTTCTCACTATCTGGATAGGTACACCTTCATATCTTGCTAAATCTGTAATTGCTGCTTTGAGCTGCATTGTAGTATATGTTCCAAGAGATACAACTTGAGATGCTCCGAATCTTTGTTCCATATACTCTTTAACACGAGGCCGTTCTCGACCACAAAAATCCGTATCTATATCTGGCAACGAACCGAGACTGGTTTCTTCACAGATTTCTTTCTTGATTGTTTTAATCGTTATCATAATCAACTAATTTATCTCCTTCTTGTAATTCACCAGCTTTAACTATCATTTTCTCATCACCTCTAAATATCCGCACAAAATCTGAACTCTTGATTGTTATAGGTTTACCACTGTTTTCATTTATGATGACCTCCTCAACTTTATCATGACGTATCAGACGACCCGTTGTTAAAAATCTTTCGAATAGTAAATCATAATCAAGAGGATTAACGAAATTAAGTCCTAATAAATAAGAAACAAGACTCCCACACCCGCTCCCTCTTCCTGACCCAGTTAAGATATCATTTTTTCTACACCAAGAAGTAATATCACGTAAAGTCAAGAAATAATCAACAACATCTCCATCTTCAATTACTTTCATCTCTCTTTCAAGTCTCTCACCTATAACATCATTACTATACTTCTCAAATATCTCAGGATGCTCCTCCAGACCTTTGAAGATAAGGTCTTCGAACATTTCTACATTACTATCGTATTGTTGAGCTTCTTCATCTGTCATACGATAGACAGGCATGTGTCTTACTTGAGTCTCAATGACGAAGTTACATTCAAATGAAATTTCCTCAAGATTACTTATTGCATTTTCAAATGTTTCATAGAATTTCTCGTCATCAGAAAACAGATAACTCAATTCTTCAAAATACTCTTGATAATTCTTGAAGTATTGATTGTGACTTTCGTGCGTCGGTACTTTACCGAGTTTGTTCAACTTATCTTTGATAGGACTCCATTCCTTCTCAATATAATAAGCATCACACATTGCAACTGGTTTTAAATCGCTTTTAAAGAATTTCTTCAAATTATCGAGATATTCTCTATCACGATTGTTTTTCTCATATATAACTGTATCTAACTGGTAATAGGAAGTTAATTCTTGGAGATTCTTTGGAATATCTTTATAAGCAATTGTTTTTGGGTCCCAAATGAAAACCAATCCATCACAATATTCCTCTAATTCTTCTTCAGAGACGAATGATGAATCTTCAGTATTCATAATTTCATTCAACTTCAACAAATTAGACCAACCAACACTATTCTTTACAAATGCCTTTACAGTATATTTAAGGTCCTTCTGTTCATTTAGAATTTTAATTTCTAATCCTTGTATTGCACGAAGACCAGCTTTCTGACATGCATTCTGGAATTTCATGGCTGCAGCAAGTGTACCTTTTTCACACAAACCAAGACTTGTGATACCAAGGAATTTCGCTTTCTTACACCATTCGTCGTATAATCCTACACCATTCATCAATTCGAATGGTCCGTGTATACCTATATAAGTTGAGATTCTGAAAAGTTCATCGTCTAATCGAGCTTTCCCAATCCATTTCACTCTTTCAAGTTTGACATTCTTTTCTTTTCCTTTTTCCAATGAATACCAGATACTACCGAATCTGAAGATATAATAGTCATAATCTGTCAAATCACATGCCCAATGAAACTCTTCATCAAAAAGAATGCCTTTTTCGTCATTATCCCATTTGATAGGTTCAAACAACTCGTAGGTCCTATCATTGATTTTTAAGACGAAATCACCTAATTCTTCATACGAAATAAAATTATCATCGAGATATTGTAATAAATCTATATATAGTTCATTCATAACAATATTCTGTTAAAAAGAAAAGGCTGAGATAGATTTCTCGTACCTCAACCTTTTCATAAAAATATTCAGAAAGAAGGGTTTACTTATTCAACAACATCAAAGAACTTCTCACATACATGTTTTACTACAGTGTAATATGTTGAAAGTTCCTTTGAAATCTGATAGAAAGAACGACCGTCATTCTTCAAAAGTTCATCGTAAATCTTTGAAGAAATATCACTCATCTTTTCAGGTTTTTCACCTTTCGGTTTTACATTCAATTTAACTTTCGGTTCTCTTGGTGCTTTCGGAGCTTTTTCTTTAGGTTCTTTCTTGGCTTTCGGAGCTTTTTTAGCAGCTTTCTTTTCTTCCTTTTTAGCTTCTTTGCGCTTCTTCTCATCTTCAGGACGAGGTTCTTCAGCATCTTCTTCAACTGTTGCTGCATGCTCAGCAACCATCTGCTCTTCAGCAGCAACATCTTCATCAGAAGCAATCATTTCAGGGTCTGTATAAGTTGAAATTCCAGCTTCTTTCTGTTCAATCAACTTTGCAAGTTCTTCTTTTGAATACTTTGCGTAATTAGGAATACCAAGCTCATTTGCTTTTTTACGAAGTACCAGTAACGATTCTTTAACTGTTCCCATAATAGATTAATTTTAAATGTTTTGTATTAATGTTCTTTTGACACTGTGAAGATACGACCTTTTGAAAGATGTAGCAACACTTGGTCGAATTTATTTCTCAGAAAAGATTACCTTTTTCAATTGTTCGAGTCTCTCTTCAACACTTCCAGTAATTGTAATATAAGGAATGTCATAATTCTTCAAAAATTGTTGTATCTTCATGTCGACATCCTTCTGGAACTGTTCATCTACTGACCTTACTCCATCTTCAACAAGAGGAAATTCAATAGGGAAATAAACAATCAATGAAAGTTCATACTTACGACGAACAACTTCTTTTCTTTCACGAAAATCTTCGTTACTGAGTTTATTGTAATCTTCATCTTTAGGATTACATGTATCAAACAATCTTGAAGTGTAAGCTGCAACATCAACAATACATCTATCACTTACTGAAGGATTATCAAACATCTTATCGAGAATTTCGTTATAAGCATCAAAAATCTTCTTCTGTGATTCAGAATTACCATTTTCATTGATTACAACTTCTTCTCTTTCTAACATCTGACGTACAACTTCTGAATAGAAGTTCCACCCTTTGAACATCTCGTCATTCTTAACGACTTCAAACAGTGTCGTCTTACCAGTGCCTTGGGCACCACAAAAACTGATTCTTCTGTGATTAATCATCGATTGTCTCCTTCGCCGTTAATAACATTCCTTTGTTTTCTTGATGCAAGTTTCTCATTATTCTGGATAGCAATCTCTTCAATATCCAATCCAAGACTGTCAGCCAATCCATTGAGATACTTCCAAATGTTCTTCCAAGCACTCAGAACAGCAGTTTTTCTCTTTTCAGGGAAAGTGTTTGTTTCACCATCTTTCCAATCGTCACGCAACCACTTCTTTACTTGTTCAGCAATCTTTCCTACTTCTGAAGGAAGTTTAACTCCAATAGAAGCAGCAGAAAGTTCTGGTTCTTTTTCTGTCCAATTCCAATCTTCTTCAAGAGGAAGGTCTAATTCAACCCGAATACTTGCCAAGTACCACAATTGGTCTCCGATTTCCTTAGAGATTTCTCCGAGTAACTTCTTTTCGTCTTCTACACTGTCAACTTGGTCGAGTTTTTCATAAGTTTCACCCAACTCACCACATAATCCTAATACTACATAAGGAATTGCTACTTTCTCATGATAGGCTTTAGTTGTAATAGCCTTGTTTTCATACTCTTTATAATTCATGTTTCAAAAATTATTTATGATTAGTTTTCCATATCTGAATCTGTCTCAAAAACTCATCTCTACTGTTCATAGAATTATCTAAAAATAATCCTGAACAATAATTCGTCACCATAGAAGAGTTGTCTTCTGCACCTCTCATACTTACACACATATGTTCAGCTTCAATATAAACAGCAATTCCTCTCACACTATCTTTAAAAATAGATGCTAACCAATCATGTATCTGTTTAGTCAATTGTTCTTGAAGTTGAGGTCTCTTTGCAAACCAATGTACAACTCTGTTCAATTTAGATAATCCAATAACATCTGCACCTTCTTGTGGAATGTACGAAATATGACAAATTCCGGTAAATGGTAAAAAATGATGACTACAAAGTGAATTTACTCTAATGCCCATCTCTGTTACCATTCCTGTGTAACCTGTACCTTCAAAAGTAGCAATACGAGGTTGTTGCTCGTAAGCTCCTGAAGTAATTTCATTAACCATCATTTTAGCTACTCGCCAAGGAGTTTTGACCATATTAGGGTCATTCTTCCAATCGTATCCTAATGCTTCAAGAAACTTACCATATGCTTCTTCAGCGTTAATCAACATCTTTGTTTTTTCTACTTCAGACAGAACTATATTCTGTCCAGCTTTAATCTTCTTTTCCATATATTAAACTCCTCGTTTTGTTCCCCAAATTATAATCTGTAATCTATCTGAATAACGATATCCATGCTCTGCACAATATTCAGCAACCATCTGTCTATTCTGGTTTAATTCATCATTTCGGCTTCCCGCGGGCATGAGTGTTATGTTCCAAGGATTGATAAATCTTGTATCAAACCATATCTCAGTTCTATTGAATTCTTGAGAATATCTCTTGCGAGACTTCTTCTGGATATCGTACAACATCAAATCATGGATTTGTTTTTCGATTTCTTTAAAATCTTCTTTTCTACTAACCACATACTTCAGACTAAAATCCTTCGCATGTTCAATCATGTTCCATAATGCTTCAATATTGAATCTTTCTGTAGCATGCTTTTTCAAAGCTGGACTCCATTTCATTCCAAGTTTCTTGAGCTTCTCATCAGTAGGTTCTGAAGATGATAATTTCGGCGAGATATTAATTAAATCTATTTCTTTCAATATAGACTTATCTACAAGAAGCGTTCCGTTCGTCTCTATAAGAACATCCATACAGTAATCGTTAGCTATCTCAATCAAGTCAGCAATAACATCTGGATGTAAGAATGGCTCCCCACCAGAAATTGAAAGTGCAGTTGTCATCGGATATTTCTCAATGATATCGACAACTGATTGATAGTTGTATTTACCTTTCTCAGGAACAAAGCTGGAATAAGCAGTATCACATATACTGTTATCAAAACAACAACGAAGATTGCAGCCAGACAAACGGACAAAAATTGTCGCTTCGCCTGCTGTATTTCCTTCTCCTTCAATAGAATTAAAGACCTCGATAATTGGTCTCTTCTTTTCGTAATCAATATTTCTCATCATTATTTAACTTGCTGTTCTACTTTAGGATTTTCAAACCATTTTGTTTCTGGATTTTTCTTCTGATGTCTTCCGTCAAGATACCAATTGAATAATTCTACACTCCAATCACTTGTCACTGATTGTGAACATTCAAATGGTATTTCAAATACACTCGACATCGATACAATATCTTCTCTTTCTGCAGTAGCACTTCCTGTTCTTGTTTCGTAATATTGTACCTTATCAAGAAATATCTTCGATTCGTTATTATTCATTTTCGTACAATCGAGAATGCTTTGAATTCCTGACAAAAAGAATAACGACAACATTTCTGCTGACGGATTAAATGGTAAAGAGACCCATCTTTCACTATGCTTTTTGATGAAGTTAATGTATTCTTGATTATCTTTGTCCCAAAAAACTGTACAATGGTCAAACGAATCGATAAATTGTTTGATTGAACCTTTCATCAATCCGAAATCGTAAATCATTCCAGCATTATCTAAAGCACTTGCTTTTAAACTTACTAACACTTTAAATGAATGACCATGCAAATTTTCCCTGCAGTGTCTCGTCGAGCAATTACGCACAATATGCGCCATCTCTCCTTCGAATTCTTTTGTAATAATCATAAAATCTTTCTTTTAGAATTAATGTTTAAAGATACTATATTCACTTCAGTTTTTCGAGTGGAAGGGTATATAGCAATTTGATTTTGAAGTAAATATATGGCACAAAAGAAGAGATTCCATTTTTCAAGATTCTCACTGAATTTTCATTAGGATGATTAGCTTTGATAGTGTATTCAGTTCCTTCCCAAATTACTGTTTCTCCTGGTTTTAATAGATAAAATTTATCCCAATAAGATATTGATTCTTTTGATTTAGGATTATACTGAAAATTTGGAAGTCCATATTCTTGAATAAATTCTTTTTTCCAGAAAAATTCAAATGCTTCATCTAATTCAAAAATGTTCGGTAGTAAGAATTTCTTTGAAAGGTCTAAAATTTTGAATTTCTTTTTCTCTGCTATATCTTCATTCATCTTTTTGAATTCAGGTCTATCGTAAATAATTGACCTTAACTTACAACTTAAATACTCTAATTGTAGTATTTTTATAAACTCTTCATTAGTTAAACTACGTGATTTTTCCATATCGAATTTTTGCTTGCAAAACTACAAACTATCTTTCAATATGGAAAGAAAGGGTTACTTAATTGTAACCCTATTATTTCTCCTTGTATATCCCAGTCACTGTCCCTTCCTCGTCCGTTATGAATACCGTTCTTTCCTGTCATTTCCTTGCAAGCTCCAATTGTGAGCCACACGATAACCATCAAAAAACATATTATTTTCCTTTCTTGTTTATCGATTTGTTTATACTTTCATTTATACATTCAATCCATTTAAGATTAAATTCCCTTTCTTCCGGAGAGTTAGTTTCATTTTCCTTCTTTAGTTGTGCTATCAGTAAGCATATTTCTTTTATGTCCATATTATTCCTCCTTATTTTTAAATTATTCGTTTATTCTTAAGATGACATGTTGCCAACGTACGTCTATGCTAACATGTGGCAATATATTTCTATCATAAAATCGTTCTGCATTGTACTATATGCCTTACCCAAGATTTTCCAGGTACTATTGCGTCATTACATTGTACAGTGCTATCATTTCGCAATTTGAAGCCTAAATCCGCATAGTCTTTATTAGCGTACTCTTCGTCACTCCTACTTGGGGTTATTTGTTTTTTCGAAACAGTAACCCACAAACTACAATTAAAATCAGGGCAATATTCCCAAACGAGATTTTCCCGTACTACAAACCATACCTTACTATTCATATCAATTAGTTTTTATTGTTAATTCGTTTTCTTTTGCAAATTCGATAGCCTCTTTTTTGCTGTCAAAATACCGTGACGAGCTGTTATAATACATTCCTGTTCTTGCATTTAGAATGTTGACTTGATAACAAGTATTTCCATACATTGTAACTTTCACTATTTCCGCAATATCTTTCATAATTAATATCTCCTTTTGTTTTACACTGTAAAGATACACTTTTGGACCACGCGGTCCAACAGTTAGACCAAATTATTTGTGTAAAAATTTATAGGCTCCATAATCTCATCCAACGCTTCAAGTAATTCTTCTTGAGATGCATCACCTGGGTCTTTCTTTTTATCTTTCAAACAAGCAATCCCGACATTAAAATACTTCTGTAGAATCAAAGCTGTAGATTTTATCATTTCAGGTTTATCAGGGTCATAGAGCAATATAATATTCCTGACACTTCTTTTCAGTCTTAACAGTTTTATCTGCTCTGTACCCATATTGTTACCAAATGTGAAGACACATTTTATCTCATCTGATTCGTAGAGGTGAAGTTTATCATCTACAGATATATAATCGAATAGACCTTCAACTATTATAATGGTATCAGTTGTGTCTGTAATATTATCGTATCCTCCTAACACTCTTGAAAATCCATCTGTAGAGTTTTCATATCGGAGAACGAGTTTTTCTTTTCCTTCTTTGAATGCTTTAAGATTCTTTTCGTGCCATTCTTTACTTTTCTTTGAACGTGCCAACCAAGCTGTCGTCTTTCCGTTCATTGTAAATTGAAATATGATTTTGTCGCGTAATTTCTTATCAAGAAAGAAGTTTGTGATTGCTGGCTTGAATTCTTTATAGTATCTTTTGTTGAATCCTCGATTGTTCAAGTATTCATCTTCTTTAAGATATTCTAACCTTCGAGGAAGTTTACATTCAGTTAATTCTATAGGATTTTCATTCTCCTCATCTTTTTCTTTTATAAGAGGAGTTAATTTCGAGATTTTTACGCTATTTTCATAGTTTATCTTTGCTAAATCTAATCTATTTATTTTTTCAAGGAAATTCTTCAGGTTAGTCTTCTGCCCACATTTAAAACAATGAAAGAAACCATTATTACCAATATCATTAAAATGTATGCCCCATTTCCCACCTTTCCCACAAAAAGGGCATACTTCATCTCTGTTTTGATACCAACCAGCAGCACCAAATGGAGTTAGGCTTAATTCTTGTATTATTTCTTCTTTATCAACTCTGAACATCACCAATTTATTTTAATTAATCTGGCTCCCCAACCTTTACCTGTTGCTCCGTCATATCCAATTACATTCCAGCTAAGTTGTCTCTTTTCATTCACACACAAGCAATGTGGTCGAATTACTTTTCCATAACTACCAAAAAGAAAATCACCTGTCAAAATTTCTCCATTTTCTTTATAAGCTGTTGTATTATCTCTTGTAGGGTCATAATATATCTTGTGTCCTTGATATTCTATGCAATCCATTTCAACTTCTTTATTTACCCACTCATGAATTCTTTTTGTTCTTTTGGTCGGTTTACCATTTCTCATTACAGGAACATCAATCCATTTAATTTCTTTAATTGTAATAGTTTTCATATCTTTCTGTTTTAATCGTTTAATATCTCCTTTTGTTTTACACTGTAAAGATACACCTTTGGACCACGCGGTCCAACAATTTTCAATTAAATTTTTCGAGCTTTATGTAATTTTTCTTTTTCAGGCTTTGATTCTGATTTTTTAGTTTTCTTAGGTGTATTGTTGAATAAATCGATTGTCCTACTTCTGCTATAGAATCGTCCTTTATCGTAATTCGTTGCAATAGGTAATATTTCATGAGACTCTTTATAATCACGTAATTTATCAATATATATACGCATTAATTCTTGTCTTTTTTCTTCTCTTGTCTGATTACCAGTAAATACAAATGAAAACGGCTTTACAAGAGTCTTATCACCTTCTGTATAACTTCTATCAATAACTTTATCAGCATTATCCCATATCTCTATAGGGACGTTACTTGCCTGAGTCGCAGTAAATCCTACCATCTTGAATTCTACACATATATTCTTGAATAATTGGGCACAAGTTTGTAACTTGTCTTTTTTGAACGAAGGATTATTGTCAATAGTCTTGTTTATTCCTGTAGCAACAAGGTCTAATGAATCAAGAATAAGTACTCTTGGGAAATATTGATGTTCTTTATGATAATCAAGAATCAAGTTCCTTATATCTACCATCGTCGCTTCACCAAACTTTTCAAATCCATAGACGTCAATATCTTGACCAAACTCTTTCATAGCTTTCCATGTCTGTTGAATCTTATTCTGGTCTTCAGTCTTAAGATATCCTTGTCTTATATCATTGTAGGGTTGATTTGTCCAATATTGGTCGTATCTATCGAGGCATGCTTGAATTCCACCTTCAAGCTGTATATGTAAAACAGAATTTCCATCCAAAGCTGCTTGCATTCCGTGATGTCTAAGAACAGTTGACTTTCCGATACCTGACCTCATAATCCATAATACAGTATCTTCAATAGAAGCTCCTCCATAAGACAATTCATCAAGTCTATCAATCCCAAGTGTTATTTTCTCAGAGATATTACTCGAATCAATTGATTCACGTCTTTTTCTCATTCGTAAATCAAATCCATTGAAGACTTGCTGAAAACTACCTCCGTCGTGTCTTAATGATAGAGAAAGTATCCTTTGACTCTCTTCTGCGTTTACCCGTATAGCTTCTTCCTTCTTTCCTTCTTCATAAAGGTCATGTACTTTCTTAGAGAGTAATTGAAATTCTACATCCTTAATATAAGATTCGAGTTGGTCTATGATTATTTCTTTATCAACTTTTGAAGCACTTTGAATTTCATGAATTGTTTCTTGAACAAAATCATTATCAATATATTTTTGAGAAACAGCTCCTAAAGATGGAACTGTTTCTTTATCAGTAAATGTTTCAATAGCTTCTCTCAGAAGATATTTATATCCTGGCCACTCTTTAGGTATCAATTGATATGTCAAGTTTGTACATGCTATCTGAGTCAGTGTAGGGTCAAGATAGATTAACTTGAACAATTCTGCCATAAAGTTGGCACTTAATTTCATCGCCATATTTATACTAAATCTATACTAACTTTAATTTCTTTCTCATCTTCTCGCAAACTATTAATTGCTAAAAATGATGCCATACAAATATCATCATGTCCTGATGCAGCTTCAAGTTTTCCATTATCACTCTTAAATGTAATAGAAGAAAACTCTCCGAACATTATATCAACAGCTTGCTTTGTTTCACCAAGTGCATAAGGACACTTTATCTGTCCTCTCTCAAACATTGCTGAAAGGCTTGGTAAACCAGTATAAAGGTCTTTCTTATTTCCTTCTGTTGTCGTAAAAGGCTCTATGTTTTTCAACCCTCTTTCTTGTGCTAATCCAGAAAGTATGGACTGGAATCCATTTGCTTCACACCTAATTTTATTCGGTCTGAATAATCTATCGAGTTGAACAATCTTATCTATCTGTTCATTATGAGACATTCCTCTTTGTCTATAATAATAAAGTAGATAATAATTCTTCATTGTATCGATACCCCATACACTATAAACAGTATAGTCAGCACCAATATTACCAGATACAGCAAAGTCAACTCCAATATGTACTCTTACTAATTTAAAAGGATAATCGTCTATTGAAGTTGCGAATCTTACATTCTCCATTCCAACGATACTTCTCATTAAATATTCATATGGAAATATTGTCGAAGAATCACTAATAGGTACTACTAAATACTCACGATTGAATACAATTGTTCCAAGTTCTTCTTTCTTCATCAAAATTTGCTCAAATGTATATCGGTCTGGAGCAAGTGGTCTTCCGTCAGGAAATATAATCGGATATTCAAAACAATAAAAACGCTTATCAGCTTTTAACACTTGATATAACTCATTAGGTGCAGAAGAATAAGGAGTTCCACAAACTAAAAAGTAACCATAAGGTTCAACAATAGGTTCTATAGTACCTTTAATCAATTCCTTCATTTTTTCTCTCTGTTCATCAGAATAAAGAGAACTTTCATCAGGCATATCGTCACAAATTGTCGCACCTACATGTAGACCACGAATAAAACCGTCTTTACCACGAACATGAAGAATACTACCAGTTTCTGTCGTTATACCAGTTTCGCCAATAGATGCTTTATTGTTAGGATTGATTTTTTCTCTCAAAAGGTCATTTGTTTCAATTTCTTCTCTCACTTTAGCTACTTGAACTTTAGCTAAAGTCATTGTTGAAGTTATGTAACAAGTCTCTTTTCTATTCGCATTATCTATCGTATCAGGTCTCCATAAAGTTGGTTTGCAATAACTCCATAACCTCCAGAGTATGAATGCATAAGAGAAGAAAAAACTTTTCCCTGAGCTTCTGCTACACAAATAACAACTCCATGGATACAACTGAATCAAATTGCCCCATTCGATATTTCTCCATCCCATTCTAACTTTAGGCAACATAGTCAGTACGAAATAGTTCAACGAAAGAATCTTCAGTGTCGTATCCATTGAGGCTTTGACATTCTCAACATAATTCAAATTTTCAGAATCAAGTGTTCTTCCAAGATACATTGTCCTTTCTGCTTGAATAAGCATTTCATGTAGCATTTTATCTACATCGTTTTCATATCCTTCAAGAAGTTGGTTCAACGCTTTACCTGGAAGATTTTCTATTATCTTATCAACATTCTGACATAAATGATTAAATTGATTGCCAGATAATAAGTCTTTACCATCTAATGTTAGCATAATTGAAAACTTTCTCTATATCTTTCTTCTTTCTGTTCAACATTTGATTGTTGACCTTCACCTCTCAATTTCTTGACATACGAAATAAACAATTGAGCATTTGCTTTTGTATCATTCAATGCTCTATGTGCATCTACGAGGTCAATGCCAGCTAATTGACAACATGTCCCAAGTTGATAATTCATTTGTTCCAAAGCTGCCATATGAGCAATTTGCATTGTATCAATATAATACTTTACATAATTGTCTATATCATCCTTCATATAGGCAAAAAAATTCTTCATAAAAGGGTTATCGAACCCTACGATATTATGTCCTGCAAGTGTACATAATTGTCTTGGATTCTTATATTTAGTAAACCATTGTTTACATGTCTTATAGATGTCTTTCAATGGAACAGAATTCTCATCCTGAATTTCTTTTGTTATACCGTGAGTTTCGAGTGCTTGTTGTGAATATACAAGGTCTTCTTTATATCCGTATGGAAAAATCAAATCTACCTCATCAATTATTTCAAGTTTGTTCATATCGACACAAACCATTGCAAGTTCAACTAATGGTGCATTATCAAATGCGATACACTTACTATTCCATAGATTACCAGTCTCGAAATCATATACAATCACGTAATTCGACGAAGTTTTCATAATTATTCAATATTAATAACATTAGGGTCTGAAGTTACAACATTGTACATTTTAATCGTACAATGTTTTCTTGGTACTAATTCTATTGATATATCACCAAGATAAGCAGGTAATTTTCTTCTTATAATATAGAAGGTTACATCATTACGATTGAATTTCTTTCCATTCTCTTTTTCGAAATTTTCATTCAACCATACAAGTATTCCTCCTGCATTTACATTTTCTAATAAAATCCTCTTTTCCATATCATCTCATTAATAACAATCTTTCATAATCAATATCTCTATCTTCTTCATTCTTATATATGATATAGAGATTCTTTATAGGGTTATCCTTGAATGAAGCTGTTTCGTCTTCAAGTTTGTTTATAATTATTACAGGTTCACCATTTTCATTGAAATCTTTTTGAAATGTAATTATAAAAAATTTCAAGATACTCAGATTATTTCCGAGTACAATATTTCTCTTTTTGAAATTTTCATTGAAACCATCCCAATTCAACGCTTCATCGTAGAGTTCTTGTATTATTGTTTTTGAAGAAGGATTCTCGAGATATTCTCCAATCCTATTAGCCATCCTCTTTACACCTACATTCTCAAGGACTATCTTACACAATTCAATCACTTCTTTATCTGTACTCATCTTTCTCTTTCTTTAAAAGTTTTTCAATCAACTCTTCAGGAATCTGTCTCTGTAACTTACTTTTATCACCAAAATCATAGATGTAATGACAATCTCTACATGCTAATACAACATTCTCTTCATCACATCTCAATGCCGGATGTGCACCTCTCGAAAGAATATGACTGAAATAAATCGCTTTAGGTTCTGAGCCAAGATATTTACCACAATGAAAACAGTAATGAGGACGACTTGACCATATCTTCTCAAAAACATCATTCAAATCATTCTTTCTCGTCTCGAGTGTTTTCCTGTTTAATTTTTCCTGTTTTTTCTTGTTATAACAATCTTTACACAACCATTTATTTCTATCGTATATCAGATGGTTTTCATTACAAGAAACACACGGTCTAACTTCTTCTCTTATCTTTTTATAATATGTCATAATTCTAATACCTTTTCACATGATTCTTTATATCTACATCCAGAACACCTTATCTTGTGATACAATATTCCGTTGAATTCTCCACAATGAATAAAACCTCTCGGTGTATTCCAGTATTTTTTTCGTTGTTCGTTCAAATACCTCTCTGAATAGAGATGAACTTTATTTTGTAGAGGGTTTTCAAGTCTTCTTACACGTTGGAATTTTGACACGAGGAACATCTTTTCTTCAGTTCTTTCATTCCATCGTTTTATAGCGTTTATACTTATACATTTCAATAACGTTACGGAATACCTATTTGAATATCTATTCATAGATAAAACAAGTTGAAACAATAAATACTTCCATATTTCATCTACAGAATCAATCTTTGAGTTTTCAAAAAACCGTTTTATCGCATTCACATTCCTTGAAGTCATCTTCACATGATAATACGGCAAATAAACCTTTTGCATCAAATACTCGAATATTTCTACAAATTCTTCTGTCATAAAAAGTTGGTATCTTATTGATGTAAAAGAAAGGACGAATTTTCGTCCTTTCTCGTGCCTAAAGATACAAAACATTTATTATCAATCCCACGAAATTTCAAGACTTAGTGTCTCTTCTTTATTATGTGTTACCGGCTTATAACGAGATTGAGTCGTCAAATCTCGTTCAGCAACGTTATTGTAATCTTCAATAGCTTTCTCTTTGTCAACACTTCTCGATATCCATAGACCAATCATTTGACCAGGTTCCATATTACCGATTGTGACCTTATCTTCTTCTGTAGCATCATACAATTGAGTATTGAATGGTGCACTATATATACTTGGTATTGATTCCATGTATTGAGAACCATCTTCATTCTGATTTAAAAGTGTTGCACCTATCTTACAAGAACAATATGCATCCTCAGGAACAACAAACCATAATTGAACATTCTGAGCAACTTCATTACTCTCATTTTTCAATACAATTGCGCGATACTCTGTCTTAGCATCTTTAACTGTTCTCAAACTCAATTCATCAAACAAATTATCGAATACATCATTAGGTATCTTTGTAGATGATACATAACCTCCCAATGAATTCATTGGTTTAGATTGAGCTGCGAGATATTCTGAGCTTACTGTATAAAATAATTGCATAATTCTTAGGATTTAGATTTCGGGAAATTCGCAAGTGACCAAAACTCTGATTTGACTGTATTATCAACTGATACTGTTCCTCCATTGTTTCTTACTCGAGCAAGATAAAACTCATTCGAAGATTTTGTAGGTGGTTGCTCTAACGTCACTTCTTGAACAAGACTGAATGTATAATAATCATATGTATAGAGACCTTCAAGTTGTTTATCTGTAAACACTTTTCCTAACGGAATTGTACCAAGAATAATCACCTGAAGATTTGATTCTGCCACAAAATCTGATTCAGATGTCAAAACCAAGTTTTTATTATCAATCACGTTTACAATTTCATATACTCCATTATTCAATGGTTGAGAACCATCATCTTTCATAAATCTGATTGCTACCGGAGTCTTACCCGATTGACCTCTTACTTTACCAGAAAAATCAACTGTACCAGTTACAACTCCTTTTTGATTTATGCTCACAAGTCCATTTTCATAGTTTTTAGTAGAATAACCTACTTTTAACCAATAATAAACACTATCAGATGGTACAGTAAGATTATCGTAAATACTTGTTAGATTAATAACTTGACCTAACGCATTTACAGCCATGCCTGGAAGAATCTTGATTGTACCACCTTGAGTTCCTACTTCAACTTCAAAAACTTTATTATCAATAAAATCATCATTTGTGACAAAATCAGGGTCAAATTTCTTAGGATTGTTTGTCACTATACCGAATGTGTAACTTCCGGCAATTAGAATCTTTCCAAGCAGGGAATTCTGTAGGAAAGACTGCATGTTCATCACTTCTTCCTTTTCTAAAAAAGTGTTTCTATTAACATTTATCTGAGACATAATATCTATAAATTTATATTTACAAAATTAGAACCATTCTGGATAAGCACTAATATATTGGTCGTAACCATTCATCTTTGTACATCCTCTGAAACATCCGCTTTTGGATATACTGTCAACATCCGGGAAACCGAATTGATATGGTTGGAATATTCTCTTAAAATAATAAAACAGAGGCATATAAGCTGACGGCAATTTTACTCCGGCTACTATACAATCCCATCTCGGTTGAGACGTCATATTTGAGCAACCGCTAAATGTACTTGTGCAACTATCTATATGTTTCAGTACCCCCGATTCTATATAACTATTATCAGTTCCCGTAGGTCCAGATTTATTCTCGGTTATATCTCCAAAAGCATATTCAGCCGTCAGCAAGTTAGAACAGTTCTCGAACATGCTGTTAATGTTCACAGTCACCGAATGTTCGGGCGGTGTGATAGGATTACCCTGCGAGCCTACTGTTCTCAGATTCCTGCACCCGGCAAAACAATGCGCATAAGTGCTACATTGTGAAGAATCAGAAAACAAAGATGATGTTATGGTAGTCAAACCACTATTTTCAAACATGCTTGATGCGCTTCTAATATCTGGAATTGTAACACCGCTTACATTCAACAGACTTATACAACCGTAGAACATCTCATCGCATCTCGTTCCTCCGTTTGTTGAATAATTAAATGCCCCCGAACTTATACTCGTCAAATTTGTACATTGATAGAATGCTTGTGCCAGCGACAACTCACCCACGGTTCCAGAAAACAGATTGCTCGGCAATGATGATACACCCGAAAGATTACAAAAACCGTATGCGTTTATCATTTCACCCGAAAGATACTTGAATGATATTCTGCACGGTGACTGTAAATTGGAACAACGAGAAAACATGTAGATACATGTGTTTATATTTGTCGCTCCAATATCGTTACTTATGCTTGACATTCCCGTGCATCCAGTAAACATATAATTCAAAGATGTCTTGTTACTTGATGTTCTTAACTGTCCACTTACAGATGAAATATTACTGCATCCATAGAAACAATAGGAGTAATCACTTATCAAATTTCCTCCAAGCACGCTTGACAAGTTCACTGAACCGCTCAATCCACTATTTCTATATGTACTCACAAACGTACCACTTGTTATAAAATCAAACAATCCTGCCGGAACGCTTCTCAAGCTACTGCATCCGTAAAAGAACGAATCTGCCGAACCACTCATAAGACTTGTAGTCCAACTTACAACCGATTCAAGACTGCTGCAATCTTGGAAAGCTCCTTTATTCCATGATGTTCTCACATCCTCAGTAAACCACTTAATTACTTTTGTCAAACAATTTTGGAAACTTGAAAATCCATCTGCACTCCACGATAAATTGGCAGACATCCCATTAAAATCGAACAATATTATCTTCGTTCCTCCTGAACTATAGGTATGTGAACTTGTTCCTAATGTCTGGTCACCATCTCCCCATTTAACACGCAGATTGTTTAATCCCATGGAAGATGTATTTAACACTGGCAACGTCAGACTTGTACCATTTGATACACTTACTTCCAGTACTGCACCATCTTCCATGATAATGTTTATGGTTTTACTGAATTCTTCTGGTCCTACAAAATAACTTCCACTCTCTGTAAAATAGTTAGGACTTGTTGCAATCCATGCATATGTGTCGTTACAAGGTACCAACCAAGATAATGTACCACTTGAACTTGTAACACCAGAACTTATATTATCTTCTACTGTTACACCTGAAATAGGTGTACCAGCTTTTGTCCTTACATTATAAGTAACTTGACACTTATTCCTTACCATCACGACATTCACATAGACATCGTCGTTACTTATACTTACCGAACCATTCTGACTTTGATATCCAGCTTTTGATGCTTGCCAGCTAAAACTCTGTGGAGGTACATATGGACCAAATACTGCTCGTCCTGCACCATCTGTATTTTTCATATTACTACCAAGAGTAATACGTACATCTCTTATAGAAATTCCTTTCTCATCTACTACATCGAAAATGACCTTATAAGTGTTAACTCCAAGAACTATCGTTGCACTCGTATTATATTCCCCTACCGATATAAATGTACTATTTTCATTGTATTGAGGTAATTTACTTGCTGTTGCTGTACCTGAATCACCTGCCTCTACATTGAAAGTTGTATATCCTTGACTGTCTGAATATTGTGTCATTCCTCGAAACGATACTTGTGCTCCACTTACTGCTCTTTGCGAACTGTTAACAACCTTTATCGTAACATCAACTCTCTTTATCGTGAAATTGATAGGAACACGTACATCTGAATTGTATATAGAGAATGAATTTACTACATCATAACAATAACGATATTTTGCCACATAATCGTATGTACCTGAAAACAATTGTGTAGATACTAAACCTAATTCGTTCGTCGTCAACTTTTCACTTTGTCCTACAATCTCAATTGTCGCTCCAGAAGCCTGTGTACTTCCTATAGTAGCTGCAAACGTCACATTAAACGGTACTGCTGCTTTTTCTGCCATCTTTATAGTATATTCATTATTTCCAGCTACAATATTAACATTTCCTTTTGCATTATTGTAATCTGGTTGAGAAGCAGTCCATTCCCATACACCTAACTCAAGCGTCCAATTCCCTGCAATACCATTAGCATTAGAATACTTTGTCTCACCATTGATTGTCACTATTGCATTCTGTATAGGAGCTTCTGTTGTAACGTCAACTACTGTCACTATCAAAGTTCCAGTCTGTTTTACAAGGTCAACAGTAATTGCAATAGGTTTATCTATCACAACGGCAGTTCCATTTCTCGGTTCATATCCTGATTTTGTTACACTCCACGGATAATTACCTGGGACCTTATTGAAGATAGCGTTACCATTTGCATCTGTATTGACTGTCTGTAGAGAATCTCCTGCACCTAATACGACAGGCTGATTCTTTACCGGAACATTATCTATTCTGACAGTAAATACAATATTGTACGAAATAAGTCTTAATTCGACTTTTACTTTTGCGTCAGCACTGTTAACTGTTACAACACCTTGTTGTAAATAATAACCATCTTTTCTTGCTGTCCAGTTATAACCACCTGAAATTCTAACAAATTGCGCTTGACCTGAAGAAGTTGTAGTGATAACTTCAGTACCAACTGTAATATCAACACCTTCAAGTGGAAGTTTAGTTTCCGAATCGACAACTTCAAAATCAACTAAATAACCTCTTTGAATAAAATCAATCTCTTTTGTTATATCTTTATCTACAATGGTTATCTGACCTTGTTGTGTATAGAATTCAGTTTTCTCTACTTGCCAATTATATGTACCAGCAATATCAATAAACGAAACAAGACCATTCGCATTTGTTTGAAGCGTTACTCCATTAAAAGTGACATTAGCTTTAGCAACTGGCAATGCATTACTTCTTACAACGAATGTTATTGTATATTTAGGTATAGGATTAAACTGAACATCGATTATCGCATTGCCATATATTGTAAATTCTTCCTCTTTTGTAATATAACCTTCTTTAACTACCTTATATCTATATGTTCCTGCAGCTAATACAAACCCAGTAGCAATACCTTGTGTATTTGTAGAACCAGTTTGATTTTCAATTTCATCTCCAGTTACTAATATAGAAGCTCCTGGAACAGGGTCAACTCCAGTACGAACTCTGAATGTCACATTATAATACGGAATTTCTTCCATTTCAAGTTCAATATTAGTAGAATCAATAATTTCTGCACTTCTTCTAATAGGATAATAATCTTCAAGCTCTGCCGAATATTGATAAATACCTGGAAAAACTTCAAATGTGACTATCCCACTCGCTCCTGTATACTTTGTAATACCAGCAAAAACAACCTTTACACCTGAAAGAAAATCTTTAGTCTCTTTATCTCTTACAAAGATTGTAACAACTCTCTCGTAAGCTGCACCAATCAATTGAATATATTCTATAGCATCCTTTTCTACTAATAGAGTGTTTTCTACATTTTCAAAGTTTTCTGCCTCTACACTATAATACCAATGACCTCTTGGAAGAATAATCGAAGTTTCACCGTTTACATTTGTTTTAAGCTCTTCGCCGTTTATTGTTATAATAGCATTAGGAATATATTTATTTCTATTAGAAAACACTTTAAAAAGTATTCTATAAGTTTCTTCTCCTTCATAAGGTCTGATTAATTCACTTCCAAAGATATTCTTGTATCCTATCAAATAATTCTTAAGAAAGGTTTCTATTGAGAATTTCTCTTGATAAGCATTATTCTTATAATACGCTGCGATAATATCTCTTTCTCCTAAATATCCTTGGGAAAACGGAAGATATAATGGTTTTACTTTAAAATCATATACATACACATAAGGGGAACTTACACCTACTTCTCTTTCTTGAATAAAAATGGGTGCTATATATTTCATATTAGGTAAGATTGACAATGCTCTACCTGTTGAGAAATTCAATTTCGGTGCTTCTATAAATTTTTCGTTATTCGAAAGAAGAAGTCCTTTTATATGATAATATATATTGTCATTTTGAAACTCTATATAATCAGTAGTATGAAACCATATTGAACTTCCAACAATAGCTCCATTTTCAATCACTCCCATCGGCAATGCATCTCCATCTGTCGTTTCATATCCTGCAACACCAAACTTTAAATTTTGATTTTCCAATGAAGAAACTTTTACTTGCAATGAGATTTCATAACTTAAATTAGGGTCTATAATGATAAGTTTTTCTAAATCTACTCTACCATCAATGCCTACAGCTTGATTACCAAAAAAAGTCATAGCATTGAAAATCTCATCACTTCCATTTTCATCTTGTGTTAAATTGATACTTTCAGGTATCAATAAAGGATAATTATTCAAATCTTCTACACTTGAAGTAAATTCATATCCTTTGGAAACATTCATTACAGTATCAGTTCTATTCCACGTAGGTGAACTATATCCCATCGACCATCCAGTAGCTTCTGGTTTAAGTAAAGCAAAAATAAACTCATCTAACGAATTGTATCGAATTAATCGTAGAAGCTCACCAAGAATTTCACCTTCTTTGTTTATAATGTCCAAACGACCTCTTTTTGAATATTCTTCCAAATAGTTATAAAATAGATATTCCATTTGTTCTTGGTCATCTACCATATTTGTTACGAGACCTCTATTTTGAATAAACATCTCAAACAATATCTGGTTTGTATCTATTTCTTTATATTTACGTGCATATAAAACTATCAATGCGAATAGATGAGTTATAGTTCCCCAAAAAGCTTGAAAATCAGGATTACTCTTCTTATTGATAAATGTAGGGAGGATTCGACTTCCTTCTAATTTCGCCAATACATTCTCAGCCCAACCTACGACAGCTTTATCGTTTTCTTCAAAAAAACGACTGAACATTAAACTATTATATATAGATGAAGCTTGTGGTAAAAACAATCCACCACATGGATTCTTTTCTTCTTTACTTTTCATATTGATTAATATCGATATTTCTTTTCGTAAAGATACAACTTTTCCTTTTTAAAACAAATACTATGAATTTTATTCAATCTCCCTCATCAAAGACCAGTCCATAACAATAGAGGCTCTAAAGGTAGGGGTGTGGGTTGATAGTGGAAGTGTGTATTCTGGATTTAAAAATAACGAAAGTTTTTATACTGGTATAAATAGAGGAACTGGAGGGTCTGATTATATAGCTCATATCGGCAGTAGTCAAGCATTTATGATGAATATACCGTCTGATGTAAATACTTCAAATTATACGGTAAAAAAATTCTTATATTCATTTTCAAGACCTGGAATTGCTGCTCCATTTATAAATACTTCTGTAATAACAACTTCTTCCGGTGGTTCTTCTCAATATAATATCGGAACTGACTTTAGTTCAAGTGAAGTCTTAATGGCAGATTTTCTTTATATGTCTCTTTGGGGCGATGCTGGTTATAATTATACTTTTGTAATGTATAGTGTAACAAGATATTCATTAGCGGCTTATTATTGTCAAATAAGAATTTTAAAACAGACTGGTCAAATACAACAATCTGTATATTTTTTGCAAGAAGTTAATTATGATGATTTGCCATACATAAAAGATATTTTAAATAATTTTTGTTACAAGAATTATTACGTTCCTTTATTGAATTATGGAGAAAACCAGGATGATAATTATATTTATATAGTAACGGGAATGGATTGTTTCAAATCTACTGATTATGTAATAAGTTATTCTATAGATTATCAGAATACACCTGGAGGTAATTGGAGCAGAAACCGTCTTCAAATTAGTGGTAATTCGAGAGTAAGTTTTGGTGCTGTAAAGAGATTCTTGTTTACACAAAGTAGTCATGAACTTTCTGTATTGGTATATGGCAAAAGAAATGATGTGAATGATAAGTGCCATGCTGCCGTGCTGTCATTTAAAGGTTCTGTTTGGAATAATATAAGAGGTTCATCTGATGTTTGGTCTATACACGACAATTTCCCGGCTGCATTTACTGACAAGATGGGTAATAATATGTGGGTTTCAAGTAATTTGAAATGGATGTTTGCTGTCTTGTATGGAACAACAGACAAACCGTATGGGAAAGGACTTGTTACAGTAAAAAGTGCAACTCCTATTATCGGGAAAACTGGTTGGTCTTCAACTACTTATTATATAGATGATGATTCGACATTAGAAATAAGAAATGCAGTTGCCAATAAATATGTCCTTGATATAATATTTAATAAAACTGATTATAAGATAATTGTACTATGTAACAGTCTTATAGGTTCTTTTTTAGACAAAGGTGCTTATTATACTTTTATCAGTCCAGATTATTTATATTGCTTTGTTTATAACGGAAAGAAATGGATGGAATTTTCAAAAGAAAGTATAGGAATGAATACATTATGGAATAGATATGATAATTATAAGACAATACCTGGCGGTGGAACGTCTGTCGATTACAAACCTTATTTTAATATTATGGGTGTTACGGGTACATATGATAGTAACAGAAATATTTCTTTTGTCTATCCAGCAAAATATTCAACTTATGAACCAACAGCTTATGAATTTGATTTGACATTTGGTGATTGATTTAATAAAGAGTAACTATATACCTAAACATTCTTGATGTAAATGGTATATAGTTACTCTTTAATTAATATGAACACTTATTTATTAGTCTCCGAAAGTCAGTTTAGCGTAATAAGCTGTCGTATTTTCGTTATATGAAGGGAAGGAATAACTCATATCCCAAGAACCAAGATAATTAGGATTGACATTAAAGAATGGTTTGTATTTTGCACCAGAACTTCCAGAGGATATATATTTATTCCAGAAATTAGTAAATCCTACTGTACTATAAGGTATATTTACCCATTTTTTACCATTATACATAAATGTAAATAAATGAGTTGGATGAATACCTTCTATATATTGGTCTAATGTCTTTCCTCCTTGTGCTCCTACTGTATCGTTACAGAGAACAATCATTTTATTTTCATTCTTATTAAATTGAATTTCAAGTACATAATAATTTGCAAGTGTATTTCTCAAATCTGCTGTAGAGCTATCGTTAATGGAATAAGTAGCTATCTCATTCCAACCAATATTTACGCTAAAAAGTGAATTTGAACTTGTAACTGTATTAATACCTTTCCCTATTCCGTAATTCCCCCTTTTGCAATACATCAGTGTCTTCATATCTGTTGTTACCCAAGCATTCAAACCAAAATCATCTGTAATTGCAGAAGGAATATTATTGTAAAAAAACCAAAAATTATTTCCTTGATTATCATCTATATAATTCCATGTAGGAGCACCTCTAAATATAAATATCCCAACCATATTAATTCCTCCAGGGTTTGATGTAGCAGATGAATCTGGGCCGAAACCTAATATTATTAATATTCTATTTTTATAATCAATATGTAGTTTTTTATAAAAAAGGATTTTGAATACTTTTGAAACTGTCACCGAAGAATATATGTCGAATTGATGACCTGCTGTACCGCTACCTATGCTCCATGAGTTAATTTTAAATCTTACCAGATTGATTGCTGAATTATATATCGGTGTAATATAACAGTTATCATATGAATATTCATTATGTATAATATCTGATTCGTCTCTTGTAAAAAGTTGTGTGATAGAATTGCGTATAGAATAATTATTGCTAAAATTAAATATCCAATTATCTGCTTGGCCAAAAACATCAATTTTGAGATAGTTTAGACTTCCTCGTCTTACATTAAATTCCATCCATGTTATTCTATATGCAGAAGAATTGCTGAGAAAGGTTCCTACAATATTTTGAAAATCACCGTCAGAACTTTTACTGAGATACAAGCTTCCTTGCATATAATAATATCCCGACAATCTGTTACCACTAAAGTCATTAGGAAGTCCTGGAGTCAAAACCCTTGTATATGTATATACAAAATTATCTGTGTCTATTCCCAAAGAAATAATTGTTTTACCTTGCGGAACATATTGCTCTACAGAGCTATCATTTGTATTGTAAGTCAAGACCATAGAACAAGAAGAGCTTGGATATCTTTTATTTTCTGTTACTTCTGGACTTGTTATATTGTCGTAATACACTAACCCAGTATATGAATTTTTTCTTGTAACGGCGACAGCATCTCCACCACTCCATTCATCACTCACCCACACCCCTACCTTTAGAGCCTCTATTGTTATGGACTGGTCTTTGATGAGGGAGATTGAGGTAGTGGAACGGTTCGGATAATTCCATGTTCCTGTTCCGTTTCCTCCCCATGTCGTGCTTCCTCCTGCTTCCCACCAGTAGTTGCCCGGCTTTATTGTCAGTACCACCTGTCCGCTCGTATTTGTAGTGCCGCTGTATGCAGTGCTGCTGTTGTTGCTTGACAGTTTTACCACACATCCACTTCCTACACTTGTTCCTGTATTCGCATCTTTTACTATTATCGTTATTATTGCGTTACTTGGTACCAACTTAAGTGTAAAGTTGGACGTATTCGTATTCGTCGTATTCAACGTGTCGTATCTTGATGCACTCACTACGTATCTGTTTGTCAGTCCAGATACATATACAGTTGCCTGTCCGGACGAGTTCGTCGTTACAGTCTGCGTCGCATATCCTGCACCCGGTTCACCGGAAGTCTGATAGCTACCGTTTATACCGTACATGTTTATCGTGGCACCACTTACGGCCGCATTTGTGTAGCTGTTCTGTACTGTCACTACAATACTCTTTATCGCTGTAGAGTAAAATGCCGTAGCATCACTGTTGTGTCCTATATTACTGAAATTATAATTAGGAGTGATGGAATAAGGGGTTTCAGTCGTTGTTGTACCTGTCACGAAATAATTCGCCAATTTTGCCGTTATCGTTGTAGTAAGACCTGCTATCCATGTATATGTAGCCAAATAATACACTACGTTATTTTTCGTCAATGATACTGTTGTTGCTACTCCTGCCGTTGTGAATATTGGCTTTACCAGATTAGCAGTTCCCCAATATCCTAATACTGGCGTCGAAAATGGTATTTTTAGCCTAAATTCTGTACCTACACTCTTCGTCAATCTTACAGCATTCTGTGTAGTCGTTGCTGTAGGCATTGTTATTGTCGTGCTTCCGTTTACCCAATAACTTGTACCTCCACCCCATGACAATGTATATGAACCTGCTATCATCGGCCCGAATGACACTTGACCACTGCTATTCGTCGTTCCCGAAAACTTGATAGAAGAAAGGCTTTTGTTCGTCAGTGTTACCGGACATCCGTTCGCATTTCCTTTTACTGCACTCTGATAATAGTCCTTCATCGTTATTGTGATAGAAGAACTTGTCTCACTCATTTTCAGATTAAGCGGACTTGCCTGTGTAGATGATAATGTACCGGACAACGCATTATAGTTCGTTTTTGAAAATGAATATCCTCTATTGATACCGCTTCTATATACAGTCCAATTACCACTACTATCCGTTGTCCCTGTCTGTCCTAAATAGGAACATGATACTCCACTTATATTTGTCCCATAATTAGAACTCTTTATATTAAATGTCAGACGTGCCGTCACATTCAGTGTCATAATCCATTGTTCGTTTTCACTCGTCCATGTATGGGTCTGGCTTGCATTGCTGTAATAACTCGCGTTGTTTTTCGGTGTATAGGTGTAGTTTATTCCTGCATATACGGTATTCGTTTTCTTTCCGCTCGCATCCAACGTTATTTCTCCTGCCGGGGCATTCGAGCCTGTAGGTACACTTCTGACTATCACTGCACTACCTAACGGATGGGTTGCTGTAATGTTTGGAACTTTCTCAACGACTGTCAGTGTAACCGTTCTTGTCGTTCTGTTCATCGTCACTGTATAAGGTGATGTCTGTGTGGCAGTCACTGTTCCTACGTAGTTGTTGAAATACTGTGCCGTGGCGGTCATTTGTCTATCTAATCCACTTCTGTAGAAGCTTCCTCCGGATGGAAGCGTTTGACCGAAATAGGTAATTGTTCCAGAAAGCGCATTACTTGTATTGTAAATATTTGCTACTGTATTAATCACTATCTTTTGGTTGCAAATCAGATATATTCCTTGGAACTGTCCTGCTGCTGTATAAGTCAGTGCAGTATTTGGATTACTGTAATAATTAGCTCTTGTTGTCGGTGTGAATGTTACTGGCGTACCTAAATAGCATACAAAAGACACATTACCGTTTGTATCAAGTGTCAACGGACTTGTAGAAGCTGCCGGACTAAAATTCATCTTCATAGATGAATAAAGAGCTACAGTCCATCCAAACGTATTAGACGTAAATGCTTTTCTTGTTATTGTAACAGCATCAGTCGATTCATTATTATATACTTTAATATTATTACTTCCATTACTAAATAAGAAATCTTTATTTGCAGAAACCATTTTGTCTACAGTACATATTTGGGTCATTTCTGCATACGATTTATTCTGCGAATTACTTCCGCTGATATCAAATACTGATGCTGTATCTATCTGCCATGTAACGGGCTTACTTCCTCCTTCCAAATTAAAGAAATTGGTTGTACTGAAAGAACCAGAAGCACCACATCTTATATAGTGGGCATACCAAGTCCATACACCTGTTCCTTTATTGTTTGTAAGCCATTTTCTTGTTGCACTACCACCTGTTCCGGTTGCATTACTCTGAAACGCCAGACTATATCCAGTAGGAATTTTTGCATGGAAAAACACTACAAATTCCTTATTAGCTGCTGTTGGCGTACCAAAATAAAAACCTCCTAATCCCGGACTTGTTGCTCCGGTAGAAGTCTTTATTTCCAAAACATACTGTGATTTGAATAACACTTCTTCACTCACTCCAAGACTTACTGTAGCGGTTGAACGTGTCATTACCACATTGAACGGAGACGCGGTGTCTGACGTTATACTACCTCTATAATTACCGTGATATGTCGCTGTAATATCTACATTTCTTGTTACAGAACTTCTATATAACGATATGTTACCACTACTATCCGTCGTTCCTGTCTGATGAAAATATGATACAGTGGCACCACTCAAATTTGTTCCGCTTGGCACGTTCGATTTAACATTAATCGTTATCTTTGCCGTTACAGTCAAATCCATAGTCCATGACTGATTGGCGGCTGTATAGGTATGAGTTTGGGTCGGATTGCTGTAGAATTCCGGATGTCCTACTACCGTAAACGTCATTTCCGTACCTATATATCCATTGAATGTCACTGCACCGCTTGCATTCGTTGTAAGTGTTCCGGTCGCACTTCCTGCTGTGTATTTTATCTGTAAGTTCTGATAATAAGTTGTCTGTGCTGGCGTTATTTCTCTTACTACAAGTGTAACCGGATTAGCGGCACGTGTCATTACGATATTGAACGGTGAAGTAGAATCGAACCTTATCTGACCTGTATAAGATTCAAGATTTGCAGCACTCACCGATATATTACGAGGGTCTGAACCGCTCCAGTAGAACACTGCGTTTCCGCTTGCATCCGTCGTTTTTGTCTGAGTAAAATAATTTACTGTTGCACCTTGAATGTTTTGCCCTGGTACATTATCTTTCACATTTACAGTTATCTGTTTCGCACAAGTGAGATTCATGTTCCATACTTCACCTGCCGTTGTAAATGTATGTGTTTGAGTTGGATTACTATAAAATACCCTTCTATTTTCTGCAACTATTGCAAATGTAATAGGAATTCCGATATACGCCTCAAATGTATTTGTTCCGCTCGTAATCGTTCCATTACCTGCTGCCGACGTGTAACTTAATGTAAAATTATACCTACCATCCAAAATTACACTTGCACCACCCGGTATCACTTCATATTGCTGTACTGTCACTACATGCTTATTTCTTAGCATCGTAACATTAAGCGGTGAAGCTGTAGTAGGAGCAATGGTTCCGTTTACCGTGCTGTAATCCTCCTTGTCTAAAGAATAATCCTTTTCCAGTGCTGACCGGAACAATGAAGCGTTTCCGCTTGCATCCGTCGTCACTATCTGTTCGTTGTAAGTTACCGTTACTCCTTGGATATTGTTTTTCGCATATACATCCTTTACATTGACCGTTATCTTTGAAGTTACGTTCAAATCAAACGGCCATATCACACCGTCTTCCGTCCATGTATAGGATTGTGTCGGATTGCTGTAAAAGCTTGGGTATGAATCAGTCGTGAACGTGTATTCCAGATTTTTTATCAATAACTGGTTGGTATAACCGTTTTCATCCAAAGTCAGCTTTATCGTTCCTGCCTTGGATGTCATTGTAATGGTTTGATTTGATAAATACGCCCTTCCTGCCGTACCGTACACCTCCGAAACCTGAATACCTGCGTTAATCAATTCATATTGCACTTCTACATCCAACACTGTACCACTTTCACTTTGGGGATGTGAGAACGTATCGGATGAAACCTCGCCTGCAAGAACCTCGTAGGTGTATTCTCCTACCGGAACATTCGGCATGACTATCGTTCCTTCCGTATTCGTCTCTCCCTCGAACACCATGTCCGGCAATACATTGTTTGTTATACGTACCAAAATTCCATCCGGTGGTAAAACTCCCTGTGTTGATACATGGAAAGTAACTGGATATTCCTTTGCTTCCAATTCAATATCCATTCTTGTTTCTGTTCCAGTAGGTTTGAAATTCCCAGTTTTGGTATTATAATACTGCTTGCTTACACTATAAGACATATTTACCGGAGAAATGTACATTTGCACTATTCCATCCGTATTCGTCGTTCCTGTCTGATTGACGGACATTCCACTGAATGTTACGGATGCACCGCTTAACTCACCGTATAAATTAGAGGTGATATATACCGGAATTCTCTTTGAGCATGTATATACAAGGTCTTTTGTTCTTGTGTCAGAATAATTTAACGTCGCTACAGCTCCGTTACCTTCATAAAAAGTGACTGGCTGTATCTGGAAACGTTCTGCAATACCTGCATACACGGTTTTTACAAAATTTCCGTTTGCGTCCGTCGTCACGTTTGCACCGGAAGATTCACCATTCTCATTGTAATAACATGCAAGAACCATCCCGGCTTTTACCGGATTTGCTGCTGTCGTGGAAATAGAAGGTATTATTTCCTTTACCGTATAAGTGACTGAAATCGTTCTTCTTACTACTGTAGTGGAAATAGTGATATTTTCCGGAAGGGTGATATTTTCTGTCTTGCTGTTGAAATTACTGTTTCCACCTCCGTATGTGATAGTATATTCTCCAGGCGGTATGTTGAACTGTCCGTTTCCTTTAGATGTGAATACACCGTTTGCGTTTGTCGCTCCAGTAAAACTATATGCTTGTGACGGTGTGCCGCCCCAATTACTCACGGCTGTTACTGGACAGTTTACTGCTACCGATTCATAGGGTTGCATGCTTTTTAGGTTTACCGTCATTGTTATTTCCGCATACCCCATGATTATGTCTATATAATCGGCTGACAATGGAGGTGTAAACGTACCTGTCTTGTCCGTATGGTCTGCTACTGTACATTCATAGCTCATTGCAATAGGTGAGATGTACACGCTTGCCGAACCGTCACTTCCGGATGTCACAGTTTGAGGCAAAGACATTCCGGACACGGTTATTTCCGCACCTTCAAGCGGTCTTAACGTGTTCTGTTGTTTTACCCTTAATTCTACTTTCTTTGAACATGTGATTTCCATAAGCGTAGGTACACTCGCTCCGAAACCCCAATTCTTAATCAGTAAACCGTTGTTCTCATAGAAACCTTTCTCTTTTATTGTCAACTGATAATCAATACCCGGCATTACTTCCGGAAATATCTTTCCTGCCGCATTCGTCGTATATTCTCGTACATTATCGTTGAACATGTTCTTTACTGAAACAACAATTCCAGCCTTGACCGGATTGAAGTTCAGAGCGGCTTTCTGTTCGGCAGCTATCTTTACAGTTACCTGGCTTACTGGAGTCGTTATCGTCACATCCACATAAAAAGTTCTCGGCTGTGCATCACGTGTTACATTCGGCTGCACTGTCAACATCGTACCTTCCAAAGAAGCTATTTCGTCATTTGACACGTTGAATACCAATTCTGCACCTCCGCTTGCAAAATCATATGGCTCGTCCTCACCGCCAATTTCTGCACGTCGAAAAGTTTTTACATGTTCCATCAAATCAAACGTCACTCCTTTGTTAGGAACAACGAAGTTTTCCGGTGTATGAACTATGTAATAATAACTGTCATTAGATAACGTCTCAGCCGTATTTTCACCACTGAATCTTACTGTAGTAGCATCACCGGACACACCGGGAATATTCTCTATTACGTCAACTTCCGGTTCGATTTCCCTTCTTGTCATAGTAAAGGGAAGGTCTATATCCTTCAATTTTTCAAGCGTTATCGACTGGTTTTCTACCGCATCATAATATCTGTGTGTCGCATTCCAAGTGTATTCCCCTGCTTCCGCTCCAAGCTGCAATACGCCTATATCATTCGTATAACCGGAATCCACTTTAATTCCGGTCCCCTTGTTTATCAATTCGATATATACACCGGAAATAGGAGTCTTCGTTATCGCGTCCGTTGCAGTGTATGTTATTACAGTATCTCTCAATTCAAGATAAATAGTTTCTACAACATCTTGGTCTTTAATTACAACTTGTCCAGTGTATCTTTTATAATTTCTTTGAGTAACTACATAATCATAAGTTCCATTACCAAGAGTTACAGTTGCTACACCATTTATATTTGTAATTTTTGTTTCTTCATTGATATTCAATTCAGCACCTTGAATATAATTACCATTCTCGATATCACGAACAATTAGTTTTAATGTATAGAATGCCTTGTTTAATTTGATAATCTTAGATATAGGTGCATCATCCACAACAATAAAGTCTGAATACGACATATAACCGCTTCTAAACACTGTATAAGTAAATGTACCGTTCGGTAAGCTTACAATAACTACACCATGTTCGTCTGTTAGATATGTAGATTCGTTAATTGAAACTGTTGCATTAGGAATCACCATATCATTTTCTGAATCAAGAACAGTAAATTTAACCTCATAGGGAATAGCATCAAGCTCAACAAGAATACAATTCGGTTTTTCTCCTACTATATCAATTGTTTCGTTGTACTCTTGATATCCTTCTTTCATTACACGCATCTCATATTGACCTACCTGAAGTCCCATTTGAGCTTGTCCTTCATTGTCAGTTCTTTGAGTTGTATTTGTAACTGTAATATCTGCTTGAGGTACATAAATACTTCTTCTTCTATCAATAACAGCGAAATTGACTGTCAATGATTCAAGAAACATTCTTTCAAAGATTTCTACTGGTTTATTTTCAACAGTCAAAACACTTTCAATGGTTTTAAATCCAGCTTTTGATACTGTATAACTATATGTTCCAGGTTCTAAATCTACAGAAGCTATACCTGTATCATCAGTTTCAAGAGTATTAATTCCAATCTTGATTTCTGCACCTTCCATAGGAGCTTCACCTTCGTATATCGTGAAAGTCACTTTATAAGGGGTTGCTTCAAAATTATTAATCGTTATAAAAATTGGACCATTTAATACTACAAATTCACCAGTCTGTTGAATCCAGTTTGCTTTATTCAATGTATATGTATATTCACCATTTTCAAGTAATACGTTAGCAGTACCAGATTCATCTGTTGTAATAACTTTGTTCCCAATAGTAATAAACGCACCAGGAACTGCAACATTCTTCAATGTAGTTACAGTAAATGAAACAAGATATTTCTGAGAAAGAATTGCAGATTGTGAACCTTTATAAATATCACTCTCTCCTGCTGGATAAAAAATATTAGAAAGACTACTACCAGAATCATATAAAATGTTTCCTTCCAAGTCTCGCATTCTGAATCCTTTGATACGAGGTAACATATTCAAAGGAACTTCTTCGTCAAAGTAAGGAAAGAAATATTCATCCGGCACATATTTCACACCTTCCGCAGTTTTAACGACTTGAAGTAAATCATCCCATTGTACAACTTTTCCTGCTTCCCAAAAACGGAAATCAAGATACTTCGTCATAGCAATTTGGATATTCTTTCTTGCATCAGCAATATTTATATTAGGAGATAATTCAACACGGAAATCAATACCTTGTTCTCCTCCAACATACATCCATTTTGCATTTTCAAGAATAATACCTACTGATTCACCTGATAAATTTAATTCAGTTAAACCAAAATAAGGAGTAGCTTTTTCAAGTAATTCTTCAAGCTCATCATCTGTAAAGAAAGAACCATTCTGAGTTACAAGATAAATATGAGTCTTTCCATCTTCACCTAATCCTACATTCATAACCTTCAGAATTCTATCATCAAGGTCTTGGAAAATCTGTGTCCAAGATTCCACTGTTTCTTCTGAAAGTCTGTTATTGTAATTTATAATTCTGTTTCTAAAAGTCTCGTCATCTTCATAATCACGTCCACCAATAGCTGCATATTCGTTAGTACATTCTATATGCGTCAATGGTCTTGGAGAAACTTGTGTAATACTATTAGCTTCTACATTCGTAGCAGAACCAGTGATTACACTTCTTACACTTACATATCCATAACCAGAATTATCAACTGTAAACGGTTTATCTACAACGAATCTGATACCATTCTTAGAAATAAAAGTTGTACCTACTTCATATAATGTTCCAGGTTCAGCATATACTCTTATATAAGTAGATGAGCCAAGAGCTTGTTTTCGAGGACTTACACCAAACAATGCTGCTGATTTATCCAGATATGTACCAGTTGCAGATGTAGGAAATATCTGTGCTTCTACAATAGCAATATCTTTAATTGCTTTTTGAGCAACTTTTGCAGTACCAAATGCAACTGCATTCAACACTGAACCATCTGCTATGTTAGAAACCTTATCTGTTTTGTTTAAAAACATTTCAATCCACAAATTCTTCAGATTTGCGATTGTGTTACTTACCTTTGTTATCATAACATGTTATATTGGAACATTAATTAAAAAATCTTCTTTTGTCACTGTAGTAGCTCTTACTTTCATAAAGATACTATCCTCAACCTTCTTCAAGTCAATCAATTCAGCACTCGCCCAACGATTATCTCTTTGGAACATATTCATCAATGATTTAAATATAATCGGATATTGAATCGCATTTGTAGTCTGACCAATAAAATCAGAAGGAAGGCCGTAATCAGTAAATTCAGGAATACAACCTTTAACTGCTTCAAGAATAATCTGAAGAGCTTGTTCCATAGATTTTTGGAATTTAATAATCTTCAAATCTTCATTCTCAAATACAAATTCAATCGATAAATCCTTACCAAGAATATTCTCATTCACTAAGGTATCAACCACATTATCAACATAATTAATACCTACATTCTTTAAATTCACAGAAAAAGTATTACTACCATGACCAGTAACATAATCTTCTTCAATTATATATTGAGGTACAACTATATCTACCCAATCATCTTCAGGATTTTCCAATTCAAGTTGTTCAGATACAGTTTCAAATGTCTCACCAGTTCTTAATTGTTTTTCTAATTGCAAGGTATTTGTTCTTCCTACAGAAGCACTTCTTAACCATCTATCAGAATTCTTTATAGTTGTCAACTTTGTAACAATTTCAGAAAAATTTTCAAGAAGTTCCCACATAGAAATATCGTCCAACTTATTCTCATGTAATTGAAATAATGGTTCAACAATATTAATCTGTGCAATTAATTTGTCTAACTCATAAAAAGAATCTGCATTAATCTCCCCACCCTGATAATAATCCACAATATAAGGATAATATTCAGAGCAAAAATCAACGTAGGATTGAAAGAAATCTTTTATATTGTATCCTGTAACTGAAAGAAACTTTTCGTACATATCCATAGCTACAAAATATTAGCGATTGTCGCAGCGAGGTCATTAACTCCTTTTTGAATTGCACCTGCTGCACAAATTTTTGTCAAAGCTGTTTTTGCTTTTTTAGCTCCTGCTACAGATTCTAAAGGGGCAATCGCAGTCATTGATAAATTATAATCCCATATCATATTCCTTTGAATATTTTGAGAAAAAGATAGTCCTGCTGGTGGTATTACAACTAAATAACTCTCACCTAAAGCCATATTATAGAAGTATAATCTCAATGGTAAACCCAATTGGTCTACTCCATTACTTTTTGAAATTATAGCTTGCAATATTTTTATACATCCATATCCAGTTTTAATACCAGCATCAAAAGATGCAGATTTTAAGCTATTAGTACTTTTTCCAGAAATATCTGTCAACGACCATTTACCTGCCGACATACTATAAGCTGCACCCGTCAAACTACTCGCAGCTCCTCCTAACGATAATAAAATTTTAAAAGTCCTACCGAAATCTCCTCTAATGTTTATTTGTTGAGGAGTAAAAGTCGGTGAACTCAATACAGTTATTCCACCTGCAGTATTCCTTATCGTTTCTCTCTTAGGTTCAGTTTTAGTTATACTATTTGGATTAATAGGAAAAGTGAAAAAGTCAATTGTGTTATTCTGAGAATCAGCTAATTCAAGTGTACAAAGATATACCTCAAAATCATTTGGAAATTGAGATGCTAACACTGCTCGTCCTGCAGTTTCAATAATCCCTGATGCTTTTTGAATTGCTGATTGTGCTAAACTTGCCATATAATACTTTTCTTTATCGCCTAAAGATACGAATTATTTCATTAATCTGAAAAAGTTACCGTGCTTTTTATACCATCAAATTGTAATGGATTTACTGCTGCTACTGCACCTACACCTGCACCAAATCCGGCTTTACCTCCATCCATCGCTGCCGAACCTGCAAGTGCTGTTTGCCATGCGTTCTTTAGCGTCATTATCTGATTTTCCACATTATTCAACATTTGAATAAGTGTATTTGCTAATGTCAATGGTTCTTTAGCACCATTTATTTCTACTTTTTGTCCGGTTATGAGTTTAATTAAATTTCGAGTTAACTGAACTTGTTCTTCATCATTGTTGAAACCAATTATCAAATTACCATCATCTATCGTTATATGTTCCTGTTTATCATGTAAATTGATATCTATTTGATTGTCATCTATCAATAAATGTGTTTCTTTTTGATTTGTTCTTCTATACAAATCAAATTTTTCCATATCAAAAACTATCTTTCGAACTTCTTCACCTGGACTTTCAACTTCTTTTTTGACATTGACTATCTCAGCTTCTATTGATTTGTATCCTGTGACTTTAACTTTTTCAGATGCTTTAAGTTCAATTTCTCCTGAAGATTGTAATCGAATTTTATGCTCTACATTTCCACCCATAGTGATATTCAAATTAATCGGTTTAGCTTTACCGACTAAATTCAAATTCCACTCTCTATTAATTGGGTCCATACAAAACAACATGTCTGTATCTTCAGATGTCTTTCTAAATCTTTGAATTTCTTCTGACCAAGCAAATATTTCATCATTACCTTGTAGAGTTCCAATTATTATTGGTTGGTTTCTGAATGCACCTGATGCTATTACAACTTGAGTTCCTTTTTCACCTGGCTCTTCAGGAAATTGAATATTTTGTATAGCTTCATTTGTAATATAGACATCAGTCTTAAAAAGACCTCCTTCTACAAGAACACAAACTTTGTTCGTTCTGTAACATGTTTCTATATAAGAATCTCTATCTATTTGAGTGGGAATCATTATATAACCAGTTGTCACTGGTCCCAAATCATTATATTGAAATTTAGGTTTATTTCCAGCCATTATTTTAATCCTCCATACATTTTTCTATTCAAAAAATATTCAAATTGAGATTTGTTTACAATTGGACTCGTTGCTGTCGTCAGATTCCCTTGTTGAGCACTTTTTGCAGCTTGTCTAAGTTCTTTCAAATCCACAAGTTTGAAATACGATGGTTTAAAAGAACCTCCAGTAGGTGAAATAGCTTCGTTAATAGATGCATTACTTGCTCCAACTTGAGAATTATCTTGTCTCTTACTTGTACCTAACGTTGAACTTCCTTTAAGAATTGGAACATACATTCCTCTTTCAACTTGAATTATTGTTCTTCTATCTATTCCTCCTTCAGTAAACGATACTTCATTTGAAACACTTAATACATAGAAGAATTCATTTGTACTTTCATTCAATACAAATGAACCAACTTTTATTCTTCTATCTCCATTTATCACAATTGTTCCAGTCCTTGTGAACGGAAGATAAGCATTACTTTCAACTATATAAATAAGGTCGTTTAACAACGCTGCTTGCATTGTAACAAATTGCTCTGGTCCTTCATATCCATTTATCACTCGCATCTGAGCGTACATATCATTTATTTCCAATTTTCGATTGCCCCACAATTCTGCATATTCATTCAAATAGACAATAGGTACAAAAGCAAGATTCACTTGTTGTTTATCTCCAAGAATGTTATTATTTTGAACATGAATTTGAAACCATGAATATATTCTCGAATCATAGCTTAAATTGTATGACAAAACATTATCTGGAGTTATCGTAATATAACCACCTTTCTCAAATACATCCATTATAGCATGTTCTGTAAATGGTGGTTGTCTAACAATCAAGTCAATTGTATTTATATACGTATCAAAAAAGAATTCTACAAATGGATATTGACAACATCTACTCATATAATCCATCAATGTTCCATTAGGATTTCCAATACTTGAATCGACAACAATCCTTTGTTGAACTTCAGGGCTCATATAAGTCTTGACAATCTGCCATATACCATTCACCTTTGCAGCTTCAAGTCCTTCAACTTGATAACTTTGAATTCTCTTATCTTTCCATGATTTGAACAATTCGTTCTTACAAACACCGATATTAGACATTATATTAATTACAAACCAGATTATCTCATTGATTCTCTTGTATTTATAACTCCATATATAATTATAACTACCGGTAAGAACATTTCTTTTATACCAAGAATCTTGTGGACGACCTAAATAGACCCAATGCTGTTTTGTATTTTCAACATCTATCAATGGAATGAAATAACTACCATCTTCTTCAAATAACTTAGAGATATCTCTACCGCTCACAGTTGTTGTTTTTACGTTGTCTTCTGATGAGTATTGAGTACTTGACTCATCAATAAAGCCAATCATATCCCATACGTTATATGAACCATCAGTTTCTGCAAGTTTGTTAGGTGAAACGAAAATTGTGTTTGCGTCTTCACTATCACTTTCACCTTCTAATTTTAGCCTCTCAAATCTTACAAAAACAATATCGTTAGCTTGCACAACTTTTTCAAGATAAGACTTAACATCATTTCCTTCCTTTGTCACTACATTAAAGACATCTTGATAACTTGCACCAAAAACATTTTCTTTCTTAGCATCCCTGAATGGAACTAATGTAAAACTAAAATCACCTGTTTTAAACGATTTATTTACATTACAATTCATAATGAATTGACTTACATCAATTACTGAATCAATCGATTTACAATAAATCCAAACACGTATATTTACAGGTTGAACTTTCGTATTTACATTGAATTCTTCATCGTAAGCAACTATATTGTCAGGAACATAATCTTCGTCAGCAAGTAACTTAGTCATATTATCACTCCAATAAGAAGGGAAATCTTCTTGAACAAGATATTGTTTGTCTTGGAAAATCTGTTCCAATAATACATTGGTACCGTCTGAAGGAAATGATAACGACCAACCTGGTTTTATATATGGGAGATTCTTACTCTCATATTCACTTTTATATGTTTCTTTTTCGAAATCATCATAACTGGACCAAATTATTTCAAGATTAGTTAATCCATTCACTTCATTAGCGATATCCATGAATTCTTCTATGGTTATCTTCTTCTTGTCACTCTCATTCAATTTCGGTTGCCAGAAATCAATGAATGATTGAGGAGAAATTTTCTCTTTAGAATAGACTATATAATTTAACTGTTTCTTTGCCATAATTAATCTCTTTCTTGAGGTAATGTTTTCTTACCCATTATTCCAATAGACCTAAATGCTGCAATAATACCTTTTTCTATCTCTTTTCCAATAGAACCAGCTGTTGAATCATAAACACCTTGTCCAGGTAAAGATTGAGGTGGTAAATAAATCTTTTCACCAGTATTCGGGTCAGTGTAACCTCCACCAGTTACATATTTTTTCATTGCACTACCACCATACGCTTCTTGTTGACGTCTTATTGCCTCTGTTTCTTTTCTAATTGCATCTAAAATTTCACATACATCTCCTAAAGATTTTTCACCTTGAGTAATTTGCTTATTAGCGTCTGTAGCAGTGATTCTCTCTGCACGTCCTACTGTCTGACGAGCTTCTGTAGGTTCATATGCACCTCTTGGAGTTTCTTTTAATGCACCAAAAGATTTTTGAATCTCATTATATATTCTATCAATTACTTCAGTCGGTTCTCCAGTAGCAAATTGTTTTCTGATATCTTGCCAACTTAAATTAGGAAATACACCTTTCAGTAAATTAATAAATTGCTCATTATTCTGTGATAATCCTTGCAACTCACTTAAGAAACTTCTCATAAATTCAGGGTCTGCATTTCCACTCTGAACTTTTTCAAGTTGTTCCATTGCTTCAGAGTACGTCCTTATATTAGGATTTGTCCTCGTCAATGTTCTTAATAAAAGAGCTTGAGTCGTCTCATCTTGAGAAATACCACTTCCTGAAAATGCAGATTGATATCTTTCAAGTTGTCTTCCTTGTGCACCAGTTGCAGTCCTTATACCTGACATTACAGCAGCAACTTTACCTGCATCAAATTCGCCAGCTTTAGAAAGAATTTCATCAGACCTCTTTGAGAATGTCTCAAGTGATTCTTCCATAGTAGACGCTATTTCACTGAAAGGTAATTTCAACTCTCGCATTGACCTTTCAAATGCTCTAATTATAGCAGAACCACCATAACTTGTATTTTCGTCACCGAATCTTAATGCTCCTTGTAGACGATTAACTGCACTTGGTGCGATTCCATACAATCTTTCTGCAGCCATCAAAGATTGAGATTCTCTTTCTGCAGTTACATCAAATTCAGTACCACCAGGAGCACGACCACCTGCAGCTCTTGTCAATTCAGTCCTTCTCTGAAGATAGGAACCAATATCCATACCAAGAGCATCTGCAGCATATCTTCCTTCTCTTTTCGCAGTGCCAAATGCATCTTTTGTTGAAACGCCGAATGTTTGAGCATAAGGGATTGTCTTATTTTCGGCTTCTGCAAATTTAGAAAATGTTTGTAATATTCTATCTGCAGCAATATTAGCAGGCATCTCGATACTTCGAGCTATAATATTACCAAAGATAGGTATCCAACGATACATATCAGCTTCATTAGCTGCTTGAACTCTTTTATAATTGGCTGCAGTTTCTACAGAACCCTGATATTCAGACCTTAAACCGAATTCTTCGTTTCTGAAATATCTCTCTGTAGCAATATTCTTTATTTGATTGAGGAAAGCAATAGTTCCAATACCACCAAGAAGACCAGATAATCCTTTTCCTAATCCACTAATAATATTTAATCCACCTGCACCACCCTCTGATGATGAAGGTAATATAGGAGGAATATTCGTACCAGAACCACCTCCACCTACATTATCATTATTTTGATTATTGCGATTAACAACAGATTCTCTTAATTCATCTACATTATCTTCAATTCGAGACAATGAAGCTGTTAATGCTTCAAGATAACGATTTGTTCCAGAATTATCTTTCTTCTCTTTATTATCACCTTTTATAAGATTTCTAATAGCATCACCTAATTCTCTCGAAGTTTGATAAATAACACCAGAAACACCATCTATAGCTTTAATAATATTTTCATCGTCAAAATTGAATTGTTGTTGACCTTCGATAATTCTCGTTTCTCTTCGTTCAACAACTTCATCATCTCTTTCTCTTAATCGAGGACTTTCTGTAGGAGGTATCTGATATTCAGATTTTGTTTCTACTGGGTCTTTTTCTCTTAATACTGAAGTATTCTCTTGAATAGTTTCTGTATTACGTTCAATGTTTTTGACGTTTTCTGTTACATTTTCACTATTATTTTCAGTTCTTCGAGAATTATCAACATTTGTGACAGAATTATCAATATTCTCAACATGACGATTTATCTCAGTTAAAATCTCTTTCTGAGTTTCTTTGATTGTTTCTGTAGGTTTCCTTTCAATAGGGAGTTCTCGTGTTGGTTGTCTTAAATTCCAAGAAACGGAACCAGTTTCTTCATCTATAACTGGTTCCACGTCTTCTTGATATTCAACCTTCCTTTTCGGACGTCTTTTTTTTGGTTTTTCTGAAGGTTTAGTTATTTCTTCATCATCAGGTTGAATTTCTGTTTCTTTATTTACTTCCCATGTAATAGAATTCGCATTCTCATCATAAACTGGTTTTAACTCTCTTTGAGTTTGTTGTTGTGGAAGTGGAGTTGAAATAGGCTGTTGCACTTCAGGAGCTTGCATTGAAGCAGATTGTCTTCTCAAATCAATAAGAAGTTTCTCCAACTGATTCCTATCTTCCATTAGAGATAATTGTTCACGAAGTTGCTGCAGATGTTTCTCAGTATTCTGAGAATTCGTCGAAGCAGCTTGGTCAATTTCACGATATAATGAAACTGCCTCTTCTCTCAATTGTCTTAATGGAGTAACATCAGCGGTCACTCGTATTCTTTTATCTTCAGCCATATTATTCTTTATCTTCCATTTCTGCCATTAGAGCAGCTTCTCTACGAAATGCTTCAATATCATATTCTTCAATCATTCCAGAATCTTCTCTCTTCAACCATTCTCCTATATTAGGAGTATAAACGTCGTCGTTTTTATCCAATTCTTTCTTACGTATTTCTGAATATATCGAATCTTCTTCGAATTCCATCCTTTGAGCTACAAAGGAACATTTTCTATGTTCTTCAGACATAAAAGCTATTCCATGTTTCTTTCTCCACCATCTATCATAAGGAAATCGATTATTCCATTGAATCATGAATGTTTTAAGCTCATCAATGGTCATATCATTCAACTTTTACTGATTCAAAATCTGATGAACTTCCTTCAAGAAAGGATAAACTTCAGTATCGTAAAACTTACGAATTTCAGCGAAATCTTTCAAACCCAATTGATTAAAAGAATCAACTTTCAAATCTTTAACAAGCTCAGGCATCAATACCGTCAGTGTTGCTTCGATATCGATAATATCTAAAGCATTCTGAGCTGCCTTAGTAGAGTTGCCAAGTAATGTATTATAAAATCCTCTACCAAGACTTTGTTTCATGGTTTCAATACGATAGTATTCACCTACATTAGGGAATTTGATTGTATATTCCTTCCCTCTTAAATTAACTGTTTTATCTTCCATAATCAATTGTTTTAATTCGTTATAAAGTTCTGACTTTATTTTAAAGAATCAATCGAACTAATACCTAATTCATCCATAATAACTTTTAATAAATCTTCCCATCCTTCAGGTAATTCATCGCGCTTTGCACTATTTTCACTTGCCCATAAAGGTTGTAAATTTCTGTAATTGAAGCAGATACGTTGATGAATTGGATTAGATAAATCAAATCTTGAACATGGAATGATATGGTCGATATGCCATTCTCCTTGATTATCCCATGTCATTCCTGGTTCGAATTGAGATTCGAGATGAACTTTCAGTTCATCAAGTGAACAACCAAGAAGTTCGAGAGTGTGTGCTGATTTTTGATTATCTTTAAGTGCACACCAAAGTCTTGTTCTTAATATCTTACCTATTCTATAATTTTTATCTATTTCATATTTCTTATTTTGATATTCATTAATCTTTCCATTTTCAATTCTTTTTCTATAAATAGAATGTCTTACAGTTTTTCCTTTTTCTGTTTGTTCATATTTTTCATTTCCTCTTTTAAAAGCTACTTTACCTTTTTCTGATTTTCGATACTTCTCTTGTTTTATTTTAAATGCTTCTGATTTTCGATACTCCTTCTCATGTTGAATTCCATGTTCTGATTTTCGATATTTCAAACCTGCTCTTTTATAAATGAGTTTACCATGTTCTGTCTTTTGAAGTCTTTGAGTTTGTTTCCTTGAACATTCTTTTCCTTTTTCTGTTTGAAAATATTTCTTCCTTGCCCTTTTTGAAACTTCTTTGCCTTCAGGAGATTTCCTATATGCAGCTACACAATCTTTACATTGCATATTTAATCCATCTGATTTTGAACTATCTTTATTAAATTGTTCAATAGGAAGTTCTCGTCTACATTTTGAACATACTTTCGTTCCTTTTTCAAAATCTGCTTTCATAATTTTTACACATATATTATAACCATCTATTCCCTTTAAAAATATAAAAAATTATGGCAATAAAAATTGCCATAATTAATTGATTATCAGAGTTCCAATGTTGATATCGGATTAATATAAACCCCGGTACAGTTATAAGAAGAAATTCCCCCTTCGGCCAAACTGAACGCTTGATTATTGACAAAACAAGGATTCAACAAGCAAATTGTCTGACCAGTAGGGTCAACTTGTGTTACCATTTTCGTATTAGAATCCTGAGTTTGAATTGTCTTGCTGTAAATAGCAATAGCAAATCCAAGTTCACCTAATACCAATGTATCTACAATAGCCTTTACTGAACCAAGACGGTGCATCATACCTTCCATTACCGGTTGCTTGAAATCAATAAAGAACTGGTCTACTGTCCATGTACAATCATAACCTACTGGAGGTATCTCTTGTTTCAAAAGATTACCAAGACCTTGAACATTCGCACGACTGATATTCTCAGCGAATTGCAGGTTTCTTACAAAACCTGCAACCTTATTATCTATCTTTATATACGCTTTAGGCGCTGTAAAAACTGCCATATTCTTTCGTTTTTAATTATCCACGAATTAGATATCCAGTAAAGAACAACTTCGTGATTTCGTTATTTACCACAATCTTATAAGTAGTGAAATAAGCATCATCTTTACGAGTTGTTACTACATCCTGGAATGACAACAATAAATTGTCTTGCTCACTTGTAGCTGTTCTCGATTGTAAATAAGCTACTGTCCAATCTTTAACAGCACCTGCTGACAGAGTATTGGCATTCACACCGTTTTCTTGACCAAGAAGGTCGAGTGTTGCATTTACAATCAATTCTTTATTAATCTGCGCTACAACACGCATGAACTGAATAGAGTAAGATTGACCTTTTGCATTGAACAGATTGGCGTTATCTTGCAATGTATTTACACCCTGCAAGATATTGAACTTTCCAGTATAGTCGTTCAATACAACACAAAGAATACCATACTTCAAAGCTTTTTTCTTTTCAGTCTCAGTCAATATATGTTTTACTCTATCAACACCAATTGTCTTGAATGTAGGAGGTACATAAGGCGGTTTTCCGCTTACACGGCCCACTACTGCACAAGTCATGTAAATAGCCGGCCACCAACGAATCTTCTGTGCATCAAATGCAGATACCATACCTACACCACCATGTACCAATTGAATATAACAACTATCGAAAGCTTGAGCTAATGTGATTTCTTGTGCAAAATTAGCTGAATCATCATAACCTGCTACATACAAGAAGTGTTGGAATTTAGCATCTTGTGTCATATGAGTGATATATGCTTTTGTAGTTGCTGAATTTGCATTCGCTCCTACTTGGTCAAGTATCACTGCACTATAATCCAAACCTACAATCTGGTCAAGAACAGCATTTAAATCGTTCATATCAAACGATTCAGTACCACCAGTAGCAAGGATATAAGGTTTACCGTTCAATGCAGTAGTAATATCATTCTGCTCAATCTTACCAGTACCTTCAACCTGAGAAGTGGAATCAAGAACAAATACCAAACCAAAATTAGAATCATTATTGGCCCAATCAATCAATTCTTGAATGTTATCAATTTCAGGAGATTCGAGTACTAATTCAGGGTCACAATTTTCTTGCGTAATGTCACCATAAGGCAAACCATCTGTATAAGTACCAGTATAAGTACCTCTCCAGAATTGCAGAATCCATTTAGTAGCATCTTCACGTCCTGCGATAAAACTCAGACCGTAGCCTTTTGTCAATAATTCATCGTTCAACAACGAACCATTGGCTACTAAACCTTCATCTAATGTTTTAACTGCGAATGTACCTCCTGCTGCTGTTGCAAATGTAATTTTTGCTCCTGTAGTTGTTGCTGCACGAACAAATTCAAGTTCAGAAATACCTACTGCGTCAGGATTCGAAGAGTCTGGTGCGAATAACGCTTCTGCAGCTCTCCACCACATTCCACCTTTCATAAATCCACGAAAATCTGAAAGATTGTCAAATGTATAAATAGCATTCTGACCTTGTGTATTTTCACCATTAATACCAGCACCACCACCAAATCCAGCAGAATATGTACCAGTATCAATAACAAGAACCTTACCGTAATCTAAATTACGAGCAGGTCCAGTTTCTCCACTTATAATGGTGCTGTAAACACCAGGAAGAGATATTTGACGATTGTTAAAATAAAATGTGCTTGACATAAAATTTATTAATTTTCATTAATTTTACGAACTGATATATGATTTAATTCCTTCGATTCTTTCTAAATAATTCTCAGGAATATAATTAACACCTAAATATAGATATTCTTTTTCTTTCTACAAACCAAATATTAAATTATCTCTGATTCTACACCTGGCAATCCATGATTTTGATAATTATCTCCATCAATCGCTGCTATTCCTGCATCTTCAAATAACAATTTATTTAAAAATTCAGTATTAACCAAAGATGAAATAATTTGTTCAACAGAAACTTCCAATCTTACAGACCTTACAAATATAGGTAGAGGAATCAAGTTTGTATCTGCCATAAGCTCTGTCATTGTTATATCGATAGTCGAATAATTAGCAGCCAACCAGTTATACGCTCCAGTCATTAATGCATAAAGTACTTCTGATAACAGAATGCTTTCTAACATATTATCTGACAGACACATAATTTCAAAACCACATTCTCTACTATCTCGAACTTGCCATGCTCCATCAGGAGTATAAATTTCACCATTCAATTTACCTATTGAATTAGTAGGTCCTTTTGTTTTACCTGGTTCTCTTATGACGTAACAAGGTAATCCCGTCTTATCTTTAGGAAATTCAAGTCTTACTTCTATTTTCCTCGGATTAGCAGATGAACGAGTGAATAACGATTTTGCTTGTTGATAGAAATCAAAATTTCCATCCTTCATTCCATATAACAATCTATATAGAAAGGTATTTTCTTCGTCATTTTTATGATTTTCTAAATCTTTGGGTATATATTCCAATAGATTTAGAATAAGCTGTTTTACACGGATTATTTCTATCATATCATTTGTTATTTAATATCCTTTCTAATGTTTCATCAATAGCCATATCAGCAACTCTGTCTATCTGAGCAATTTCAAGTGCCCTATCCATCAATCTCTTAGCAATAATACCACCATTGAACCAGCTATTAGGGTCTGACTTGTCACTAACTCTTCTAAATGTCATGTATTGACCTCTATTCTCATTTTCTGAACTTGAAGCTTCAACTCGTACAAGCCCTTCGTATTTAGCTGCTTTATGAATGTATTCTGGAACTTTTAATCCAGGAATGTTAATTTCTTTTCTTACACCAGGTATTTGTTGACTTTCAGGTAGTTGAGACCTTTTTAATGGCATTGGTGAATTTTTAGCAAGTTGATATACATCCTGAGGCATAATTGAACTGAATATTCCTGCTTCAGCAATCGCTTGCGGTGTAGCATGGCGGAACGGTACGGTCAAAAATGGTTTACCATCTTTTGTTCGCTTTGCTTTTAAAGAACCTAATAAAAATGGTTTTTCATCCCAAGGTTCATGTCCTTCTTCTATCATTAAAGCAAGTTTACTTTCTCTTGCAGATAATCCAAAGACAGCTTCTGTTGCAGAAGGTCTCTCGATATACATTGCTTTAAGATACTCAGGTCTTGAACTTTTCAGTTCTTTATTAACTAAATCTTGCCACTTCATAGAATATTCTTGAACTACACTATCAATAATAGCTGTAGCCAATAAGTTCGATTCATCTTGATTCAAAGTGAATTCTTGAACTACATCACTCAAGTCTATTCTAATCGGTAACGCTGCCATTATATATTATCGTTAATTATTACACCTGAACCATCGAAATTCGGTTTTTCTATTGCTATCAAGTGACTTCTTCTTACTATTGCCTGAACTGGAAGTTGTATCTTCTGTAGAGAACCTTTTATCTTACTTGTTTCCCAAGATGCTCTTACTTCATGCGGTAGGTCAAGTACGTGTCCCTCGATTCTATGCTTATAATAAATACTCACTACTCCATTTGTAGGAGGTTCAAAATCCAATATTAAACAATAAGGATTTTCAGGATTTACATGAGCTTGATTCGTTTTACTTAATTTTTCAGTAGAGGAAATGAAAGTATGAAGAGATATCAAGTCAATCACTCGATACGTCGTAAAAACAAAAAACTCCCCGTTCATTTCTCTTATTTCCAAATTCTCACTAAAGTAAGAATATTCTGTCTCAAAAGTTATACGATTGAAATAACCTAAATTAGGTTTATCTTTATCAATCACTGTCACTGCGAATGTTCCTAATAAAGCCTCAGTCCAATTCTTATATTGATTGTTCTGATTAATTCCAGTTATAAGAGCTTTTGTTTTTGTAGGATTAACATAGAAATAACCAGTACCGAAACAATTCTGACAATCAGGTAAAGCTGCATCTCTTCCATGACAAGGACATCTCAATGCTGTTTCAAGTGTTACATCGTAACCTTTAGCAAAGATAGCTTTCTCAAACTCATCCTTATAAAATTCTGGTCTAAAATTACTTAAACCTGGATTAGGTGTCTGTAAGATATTCTTATTTTGTGCCATAATTATTATATTTTTCTTTATAAATCCATATAAAATTATAAGCATGTTTACAATGCTCGTTCAAACAATAAACTATTCTTGATGTATTTTTAAAAGTTTTCTTTAATTCAGAAAAAGTCCATTCTTTTAAAAAATTTCCATCTAAATCAAACTGTAAAATCCCTGTATGTTTTTCTTTTCTACGTTTAGTTAATTGTTGAACAAGTTGATAAACTTTTTCTTCAGAAAAATCCTTTTCAAATAGCCATAAACTATTGTATGACTTTCTTAAAGTTCCCTTTAAACAATCGTATATACCTGTACTATCTATATTTAAAATCCTACCAATTGTTTTGTAACCACAATCCCATTTTTTAATCAAAGTTCCATTTAAATCCAATTGTAATATAGAAGAAGAAATTTTACTTTGGCTTATCTTTAATTTAGTTTTTTCTGAGTGACGCTTATCTTTCATGGCAGGTCCAAATTCATCTTTGTAATTTTTAAAATGCTCACTTAATTCTTCACGTCTCTTTTGAGAATGTTTATACGCTTTAAGGCCTCCACTTTGTTGATTAATCAAATCAAATCCCCAACTTTTATATAACGAAATATAATATCTTTCTAAAAAATCTCCTTCCTCTTTTCGACATTTTTCTAAAATAATCATATTTATTTGGATACCGTCGTTTTTTAAAGTTCGAATCCAATCTTTTTTCAATTTAGATTCAGAAGAACCTAAACATCTATGTTGAGATAATCTGACGTGAGGATTCTTAGATTGTCCTATATATCTAATATCACTTTCATCTCTACCAACAAGTGCATATATATATGTATTTTCCATATTACAATACTCTAAATTTAACTTCATCGTAGACGAGTCTTAATCTACCTTTAATCTCTTCTATCTGTTTTTGATATGATAAAATTCGTGCACCATAACCCGAATTTGTCGCTGAAGAAGTAGATGAGATACTTTGACTCAAACCATCTATACCTAACGATTGACTTGCAATACCTGCTCCTAAAATAAGGTCGCCAGCTATATCAAGTATTGGAATACTTGCCAACATTCCAACTATATTCAATAAATCCATTGGCATATCATCTATATCCCATCCTGTGATGTACTGGATTCTCCAATAATCAGGAATATTCTCATATCTTTGAGTTCCAATCTGAGACGTGATTCCAGTCAAAATAATTTCGGCATTTCCTTGAGTTGTTGATGAACCAGTAGGTACTACACTAATTCTCCTTTTCCCCTGATTCATTGCTGTATCGTATTCACAGAACAACCATCCTTGTGGATATATAATTTGTTCCATTTTATTCAGCATACCAATCATAGATAAAGGAACTCGTACAGGATAATTTGTCTGAAGTATAGGGAATTGTTGCCAATAATCTGAACGATAATATGAAAGAGTTTGGTCAACTAACTGTTTCATAAAACGCAGATTAAACCAATTTTCTACATCTCTCTGTGCAGATTCTATGTAGAATCTCATGTTTTCATCTGAAAAAGACGTCCCTTCTCCTCCTTCGATTTTTATACCGAAAAGATATAAAGACCAAATTTCAGCAACAGAAAAAGCTAAACCAGTATTCTTTCTGTATTTTATTTTCAAAGTTAGTTGACCCATTGTAATACGTTATTATGCTTTACTCAAAATCATTTCAATAATTTCATCTTTTTTCTTGCCTTTCAAGTCGTCTTCAGAATAATTACCACCTTCTTCTGACATTGCAAGAGTTTTCAAGTCGTCGACTTTTGTTGCTTTCAAATCTGCTAACAAATTATCGTCTTCAATTTCTTCTTTGGTTGTTTCTTGAATTTCAGTCTTTACTGATTCAGTTTTTCCAGCTTTCAACTCTTCAACCAATTTCTTCCAAGATTCGATTTCATCATCTTTTTTAGAAAGTTCAATTTCCTGAGATTCAACGATACTCTTCAATCTACGAATCTCGTTTTCGTATTCCTCATTATCTTTCTTGATTTCTGTACGCAACTTATCTTCCATTTTTGTTCTATATTCCGGTTCTTCACCTTCTTTATAAATGTTAGGAAACTGACCATCGACAATTTCCTGATACAATTCGTCAGATACAGTTGCTACACCATTACAAAATTTTACTATCCCATTCTTGAAACTTAGAGTGTGTTGGGAATAAACTCTACTTTTAATTGTTACCATAATTCATTAATTTAAAAATAAAAAGGAGAAGGAGTTCTTTTAATCTCCCTCCCCTTTTTTGAAACAATTTATTGCAATTAGATTACAAACCTTCGTCACCAATGTTAACGATACGTACAATCTTAGCAGGCTGATATAATACCGGAGTACCGTAGTTCAAGATACAGAATCGACGACTCGGAGCAGTAACTGCAAAGTCCATCTTAACAGTATCAGAGAACTGTAAGTATTCGTTAATCTGACTATCATTGTAATATACCAAGGCAGACTTGGTACCTGCAATGATACGGTTGCGGTCACGTACGCAATTTGCAGCAGCACCATCATAGCCAGTTGCCATCTGAGAAACAGGTACTTCAAAAATCGGGAAGTATTCTGTCGTATCATTCAAAACAGCATCTTTCTTTGTACGATAAATAACAAATGAAGAAGCTGCATAAGCACCACCTACACCAGCAGTAACACCGAACTCAACTGACTGAGTTGCAGTAACAGCTTGACCAGCAGATGTAATATTCAAAGGTGCAGATTCACCATAACGATTTTTTGCAGTTACCAAGTAACCATAAGCACCAGCATGACGACCAAAATTAGTCTTAGTATCAGCATTATTAACCTTAATTGCTGTTCCAACAGTCGGAGCAACCGGAGCTTTCGGACTTGATGCACCTTTACCTACTCTAATAGGCTTACGAACATCAAAGAAACGGTCATTCTTAATGTTAATTTTACCAAACTGGGTTGTAACATCATTTACAGACTGACCCATAGTAGCACCAGTTACAGAAGCTGCAAGACCTACGATAACTCGCTTGCTTTCGTGGAACTGTTGTACGTAATTGTTGAATACAATCGGGTTAGAGATGATTTGGTCAATATAACCATTATAAACATTCACCACAACATTAGATGCATCCTGAATCATCTTATCATTCAAAACCTGATTCTGAGCATCAATAACAGCCGGAGAATTGAAATAACCATCAAGCAGTTGTTCAGAAGTCTTACCTTCTGCTGTACCACCGTCCATTTCATTTACACCCAACATGTGCTGACGGAATACACCATCAAACTCGATATCAACACAAGAAGAGTCTGCACTTGTCAATGCTGTGTCAATCAATGTCTGTAGCAAAATGGTCTTATTCTCAACTTCCTGACGATACATGTTATCAATACCGTTGTATTCAGCAATCATTGCAGGATGAGTTACTTGACCAGTAACACCCATGTATTTAGTCAAGATTGACTTACGTCTGTATTGAGAATCGGTTTCTTCAGGGGTTTCACCTTCAGTATTGAAGATACTGATATCTTCACCATACTTATACAACTGATTGTACTGATGAACATTCTGTTTAATCTTCTGTTTCGGCATTTCCATATAGTACACCAACTGATTCAATCTATTGGTCAAAATCTTCAAGACTGAATCCAAGGATTCAACTTTCAGACCACCACCATTATTAATCATGTTGTTGTATTGCATACCGGTCATAGAACCGGCTTCCATAGCTTTCAAGATATCGTTTGATGACAGTCCATCGAACAAATCGATATCTGTTCCGTTATTAGTGTATTGATACAAATCCATAACTTATTTTTATTTATAATTTAAATCCGAATTTACTTTACAAATTTAATACCATTTTTAGTGTACATGTAACGAGCCAATTCTTCACCTACTGTTTCAGCATAAGGATTGGTCATATAATTCAATGCATCAGCTTCCAGAGATTTTCTAATTGAATCGTCACTTTCGTTAGTGAGAGCTTTTTCAATCATCTTAGCTACCATCGGACGTTGATTGATGATATTAAGTTCAATCTTTCCATTGTCATCCTTTTCAAAGTTCATAGACTTCTGAATAGCTGACATGTTGTCCAAACCTTCTGAACGAAACTTCGGTGCTTCTTGACCAAACTTATCCATCTTAGCACTCAGGTTATCCAGACTTTCAGCCATACGCTCAATGATAGGATTGAAGATTGAACCTACAGACTTCATAATCATTGATTCCATAGATTTCATCATTTCACCTTCTGCATTCTTATCTTCGGCAGTATTCTTTTCATCCTCTTTCACCTTCTCTTCTTTCTTGACAGCTTCTTTTTCAAGCTTATCAATATCTTCCTCTTCTTTTGTTTCAGACTCATGGTCACCACGAGCTGCTTTATCTTCAGATTTTTCAATCTTAATATCGCCATTAGCTATTGCTTTTTCGATATATTCCTCGCTAAAGTTTGCATCCAGCAATGACTTCACGATTTTGTTGTCTAAATATTCCTTTTTCATTTTAATTAAAATTTATGTTTACGTAAAAATAGAACCAAATTTTTATTTTACAAATTAAATTCGCTGACTTTTTAAGAAATCTTGAAGAACATTTATAGAAATATGACCCTCTTCATAACTTTTGAATAGATTTTTAAGAATCTCATCATTCTTCGCTTTAAGAGGCTCGATTCTAATTCGAAAATCTTTATCAATAGAAAGAATATGTCCATCCTTTTCCATTTCAAGTAAAATGTTAGTTGTTCGAAAATCTTTATCAGATTCAAATTCGTAATCTACATAATCCTTAGTTTGAACTCCCTTTACAATATCTGCAAAAGTATTTGCATTCACTGGAGTCATAGTCATTGCAAGATTCGTAATAAGAGCTTTTTTGATTTTCTTAGGATTTGACTTATCTCTTTCAAGAGCTTTACCTTCTATACTAAAACCAGGTTTACGATTGGTACCTGATTCTTTCATCTCAAGTGCCTTATCATAAAATGCTCTTGCTTCAGGAGATTTTTTCCAAAGTTGACATTTTACATAAAACTTATTATTTTCAACTTTTGCACTAATAGGTGCTCCAATCCAAAAACGAGATTTATTAATAGGTGAGCGAGAGGTTAAATGGTCTAAATTTATTAAACCATGTTTCAAAAATCGGTCAATTATAAAACCATTAGGTTCCATAGATTCACCTTCTGCATCTTCAGATGTATCGGAAGCCAACCCTTCAAATATCATTCTTTCGTATCTCCTATCATCACCAATTGGATAATCGAGAGGATTAAAAGAAGATTTCTCAAAGTCAGCTTCTGTAAAAAAGTTAAATCTTGAACCTATTTCAAACATTTTCGTTTCTGTTCCATAATCACCGAATTTAGAAATTTATCAATCAAATCATCGATTTCTTTGTATCTTCTCACTCTTTTCCAATCATTTTCAGAAACTTTCTTCTTCGTTCCCATAATTGCACCGAAAATCGCTGCATTTGTATCAGTATCTTCGCCATAATTGATAACTGAACAAAGGTCTTCAAAAAGTGTAGAATTCTTATTTTCTTGCGCTAAATAATTATCAATCACGAGATTATATGTGTTTATCACATCACCTCTATTATCATAATCATTCACCTCAAGATTTTCCATCGGCAAATCTCCTAACAAATTTTTGAGTATGCAACAAAATTTACTACCGAATTCAAAACAATTCTTATTATTGTGTGTATAGCAACAAAACGCTTCAAATAGATTTTTCGTATATTCATCAGATTCATTCAAACAAGCTATTGCAATAGGAAGTGAATAAAACAATGCACCGTTGCCCATTCTATCTGTTCTTGAACATCCTTTGCACTGTATTGATTCTACTGTTTGATTTCCAATATCAAACAATCTACTTCCTGCATTGAATTTCTTGTTTTTATACCATAAATCCAAGTTCTTTTCGAATTTATCAATCTTCTTGATATTTTCTCCAGGTGTACAAAAAGCATCTAATAAACACAATAAAACAGATGTATCGTCAGACCACGTTCCCTCTATCTGTCCATGAATTCCTCCTGAAGCGAATCCACAACAGAGAAATGTTCCTTCACTTCTAAATTCAAAAGGAACACCAAGTACATCTCCAAGGATATAGGCTCTGATACTATTTCTTATCTTCTCTTTCATTGTTCTCGAATTTCTTTGCATTCTTAATTGCATTGTCAACCATTTCATCAGTTGCTTTTTTCCTCTCTTCTTCAGTAGGAGTATGAATAATACTCATTGTACTGCAGTCATTCCATCTTGATACTTTCTTTGTTTCCATTAGCTTTTTCTTTTTAGTATCTAAAGATACACCTTTTATTAATGTGGTCCAACAATTCTAATAAAAAGTTACACCATTTCGACAACAATTGAATTAAGTCCTTTAGCAAGAACTTTGAATTTACTGAATCTCTGTGTCAAGTATTCATATTCAGCAACTGTATTATTGATATTCGCAACTTTATCTCCTTTCTTAGCCAATAGTGTTATTTGGAAGTCACTTCCAAACGAAGATAGTTGTTTTAATGAAAACGAACTAAAACTCTTATCTTCTATAACAGAACCAACTTCAGCGTTCAATAATTCATTTAGGCTATTCATATCTCTTGCTTCTAATCTTCTATACAGAACTAAATTTTCTTTGCAAGGATTTTTATCTATTGCTTCAGCAATTAATTGAGCCATTAAAGCAATTCCTGTTCCACCACCTTTACCGTAATTATAATCTCGAATAGCTTCATAATCAGTACCCATATATCTTTTTAAAGCTTTATATTGAGTCTTAGTAACTTTTAACTTTTTACCTTGTTTTTCATAATAATCTATCATTTCACCTTCATCTTCGAAAGTATGACCTGTAAAATGTTTATACTTCACACCATTCCATTCTGAATATAAAACACCATTAGCTACTGGAAGATAACCTGAATCAATAAGTACTTTGTTTACTTCAGCTCTTTGTGTTGATTCTAAATAAGGATATTTACTAAGGATTTCTTCAAAATCTTCATCTTCAATATAATTTTTAAACCTTTTCTCAATATTTTCATCGATAGTAACTGAATCAAGTACTTTCCCAAATCTTTCTTTTTGTTCTTTATCTAAAGTATCGTTTTGAGAATTCCTTTTCTTCAAGAATTCTTTGAATTCTTTCTCAGCTTCAAACTTCACATCGTTCTTTTCTTCTTTAGTATCTAATTTTTTTAGATTATCTTTCAAAGCAAAAACACCTTGATGTTTCAACCAAGACATAGATTTATTGTTACTCAAATCTTCCAATAAATACTCTCCTTTATCTTCGTCTCGAGAAAATCTATAATCTACACCATTTTCAGTAAATTCAACTGCCTTACCTTCATCTAACTTCTGTAAAATCTTACCATACAGTATTATACCAGCTTGTGACTTTATAGAATCCATTTTAACTACTGGTTTATCAATTTTATCTTTCTTCTCTTCAACTTTCGTTGATTCTGGTTTCTTAGCTTCTACTGCAAGTTCTGATTTAGATTCTTCTTTTTTAAGAGTCTTTTCAAATTCCTCCTTCACCCGTTTCTTGAATTCATTGAGAGGTTCATTTGGCTTAGATTCCATATAGAAGGAACCTTTCTTAGCTTTATATTTATCCTCTCCCTTCATATTAAGAACAATTGTCTGACCATCAACCTTAACATAGGTTTGAGTGATTTTCTTGAAACCATTCATTTCATTAAGTTTCTTATCAATACTATCAGAAATATCTTGCTTCAATTTATCCAACTTAGAATCAAGTATCTTCTCATCTATAGGTTTGGTTTCTTTCGCCTCTTTATTCTTAGCTATCTTTTCTTTGATTTTATTAATTACAGACAAATCTAAATCAAGTTCACCTTTTTCTTGAGCATCAAGAATACGTTGAAGAGCTGATGTAATACCAAGCTCATTTGCAGATTTATCATCTGACACTTTACCTTTACGATTCTCAATTTCCTTTTGAGCTGCCTGCTTGACTTCAAGAGAAGCATCTTTATCATTGATTGCAGCTTGTAACTGTTCATCACTTGCTTTAGATGCGTGTTGAGAGTAATCAACTTTTGTAGTTTTAGCTTCAAGTTGTTCTTCTTTTTTTGAAGATTTTCCTTTTCCTTTAGGTCTCCAACCGTTAGCAGTTTTCACATATACCTTACCTCCCCACGTCTTTTCTGTACCAATAGGGGATGATTTCTTAGCTTTCTCTATAATTTCGTCCATAAATTGTTGTTCAATATTTAGATTTGTTGTATCTTTAGGAACAGAAAGAGAGTCGGGAGAGAAAGTTGATAACGTCACGCCCTTCTCTAAAGAATGTTGCAAGGGACTACTGCCATTCACCTCTTTCTCAAAGGCGGTTTCGGAAGAAATCGCCTTCCTTATACCTTTTTCTCTCATTGTTCGTGTAGGGTCATAAGAAGTTACAATCCACCTTTTCTCTTTAAGATTATCTTCATCATCTACTACAATTGTCTGTGTAATAACTAAAACATGTTTTCCAAGAGACAAAATTCTTTTTCTAAAACCATTTTCATCGACAAAATCTTTTACCAATTCACCTTCTCTGAGGAGTTTATCAATAATAAAAGACAATTCTTTCTCATCTTTAAAATCTTTCTCTTTACCATCTTCTGTTATACCTACATGTTTCCCTATAATATGATTTAAACCAAAATTTTTCTTACCATAGACAATATCTATGTCACCGATATCTTTTCTCTCCCAAGCGTTTCTAACTTGACCACCTTTTTTATCAATCAGAAAATCGACAGCTTCTTTAGGTTTACCTGCATATTCAGAATAATTTTCACCAAACTTATTTTCGTGAAGAATTATTTGACTATTTTTATAATTCTTTTCAACAGGAACCCAATTACCATCTGCTTTCTTCTTTCGAGCAATCCCATCACTCCATACTCTTATTTCACCTACAGAAGCTCTCTGAGCTTTCGTTATTTCATCAAAAGAATTTATATCAATCATATCTAATTCTATAGGCAATAGAGGGACTTTTTAATTTCCCTCCATTGTTAAAGCGAATTCTTAATGCAACTGCAAACGATATTTCGTCTGTTTAAGTGTTGCCATAAAATCTTCAACCCAAGACTTTTCACCTGCATAATTTTGCTTGTCTTCGAGTTTAGAATAGAATTCTTTTGTCCTATCAATAATCAGATTGATAAGTCCTATCGGGTCATCAACTTCAATTTCTTCACCGTTGATTTCACCTTCTTTGAATCGTCCGAATTCTGACTGTCCTGCTTCCATTATCTTATCTTCATAATCTGAAAGTTCCTCTATCAAATCATCGAGATATTGATGTTTAGCATTATCTTCTTCACTCCAATGGATATTCTTTGATTTCGTCTTCACGCCTTCAATGAAATTAGCAAAATCAGCAAACACTCTGTACATCTCATCTTTTGCTTTTAGAATCTCAGAACCATCATCTAAAGAAACGTTACTGTTTATCTCTTTACGAATATCATCTATACCCCAAGATTTCTCTATTTCTTCATCAGAAACAAGAATCTTGTTTATATCGAGTTTTCCTTCGTTTTTCATCTCATTCAGTAAAGATTTGAACATATCAGCTTGGTCGAGGTCATTGAAGTCAATTAACATTCTAAAACCTGTTGGTTCTTCAGTTTCAATCTCAATAGATTTTTCTATACCATCACCTTCAGGTTCTTTTGTTTCTTTATCTAAATCTTCTTTACATAAAGCATTAACACTATTACAATCTATAGTCTTTTCAACATTCTCTTTTTCTTTCCAATCCTCAGGAAGTTCATTCTCAAGACCCAGCTCTTTAGCACGTTTCTTAATCCATGCTTTCACCTTTTCTTTCGGCATATCAGAAGCGCCGGACAACTTAATAGCATCTTTCAAATCCTGACTATTCCTTATAGGATATTTCCCGTTCGGCATTGCCTCGCCTTTCTTTGCAAGGTCTTTTCTTTCTGTATGTGAAAAATAGGTTTTATTATTTGCCTTTTTGATATCTTCTGGACATGATTTACAAACATCGCCGAAGACTTTTTCTGAAATATCACCATTCAAAAATGACTTCATAATCTTCAAGACTTTATTTTCAGATACTTCAAGTCCTAAAATTCGTTTGATATTATCTTTCATATCAAAAATGAAATCATAATCATCTAACTCTGTAGATGGATTAATCCAAGCAGAACCAATTTCTTCTTCACTATCAAGCAACAATGAAGCTGGAGCTTCACTATCAATATGACCTATAAAATAATGAATTTCAAAATCTTTACCTGTCGCGATTCCAACTGGATAAAGCAAATCTTCAGGAACATCTAATCCAGTCTCTTCAAATAATTCTCTATGAGCTGCTTCACGCCATTCTTCTCCTGCATCTACATGACCTCCAGGAATACACCATTCAGTAGTACTTTCACCCATATCACCAACTCTCTGTAGGATAAGAAGTTTGTCCCCTCTAAATAAAAGCACATCTGCATATTTCACTTTACCAATCTTCGCTTTGATAATGTCATTGTAAATAGACTTTGAAATTACACCAGATTTACACAATCCTTTAGCTTCAAAGAGGTCTTTCATATCTACAAGTGCTTCTGCAATTTCAGTATCATCTTCTAATAATTTTATAGACTTTTCTATAGAAGTCTTTTCTTTCTGGATACTTGCAACATGTTTCGTATGTTCCTTCAAAAAAGAATCGTATCTTTTCAAAGCATCTTCTTTCTCTTCTGCATCTAAAGTGGAGATACTTTTAATAATACTATTCTGTTGTGCAAACTCATCTGCAAGATTATCTATCTCTTTATTGATATCTTGAGATTTTTGAAGAAGTTTTCTGTACTGATTGATTTTTTCTTCTTTTGAACGAAAACCAAATAATTTCTTTATATTCATAGCTTTATAATTTTTGTCCTAAATATACGAATTCTATTTATGAAATATCACTCTTGATACGAATATCTTCAACGTAATAAAAATCACGTTCACCTATATAGACATTATAAAAGAATCTGTTCACAGTTTCAAGTTTCTCAATACGGTCAACTATATAACTATTCTTTCTACCCTCAAGTATCATTCCTGGTTTTAATTTAGAGGTTTTTGTAAGTGAACAAGTCTTTTTGTTTGAATCTATAACATAAAGTAACTGTTCTCCTGATATTCTATCTAAAACTACTTCTTCATCAGCATGACAATATACGTTATAGACAGATTCATTAAAACGCGCAGCTCTTTTATAAAGAGCTTCTAATTTTGCAAATCCATTTTTGTTCACAATCAAATCACCAATTTTCAAATCTTTGATAAACTTAGGTCCTTCGAATGTCTTCACTTCGACGAAACTTGAATTAAAACCACCTTTCATATTTATTCATGTATTATTGTTTTTAATACTCCACCAAAATCTTGGATAACATATTCTATAGGTGCTATCAGATTATAAAGAGTTCCTTTGTATATAGTTTCTTTAATATCTTTAACAATAAGTTTTCTTACACCAAAATGACTTTTAGATGTATCTTCAAAACTTTTTACATACTCTTCAATCGATAATTTTCGTTCCTCACTATCTGACCTTAAAGATGAACCTGATATTCTATTCAAACACTCACCTTCAGTCATCTCACTTAAAAGTTTTTCATCTAAAATAGGTAAACAACATTTTTGAGAATATTTACCAATAAATAATTTTTGACCTTCACAAATTGAAATCTCTCCAGCTTCACTTTCAAAGATTAAAGTAAATATCTTACCATTATAATCTCCTATATTGATTCTTGCTGGCATATATCTAAAACTAAAGGTAGGAATATGAAGCATCTTAACAAAATCAATTCCATTCTTATTAAGGTCACTGATTTTGATGAATTCATCTTCAAACCTCTCTTCTTTAAGTCTACTATCTTCGTAAGTTTCAACCTTCTTTCTCAAGACTTGTACTAACACATCTCCTTTGTATCCTATCATACTATAAACTCTTTATTGCCGACTGTTATTTTAACTTTACTTCTTCTCTCAACTTTTCTATCAAAATGTTTGACTGGTTCAAATGATTGTGTTTCGTCATTCCAAACATATGATTTCGGGATATAACGCATATTACACCTACAAAATGGGTGAATTGGTCCAAGAGTTGGTTTCCAATCTTTTGACTTTAAACCTATATTGTCACCATTCGCTATTAGGTCAATCAACTTGAATATTCTTGGCTTCGTACCTACACCTCCAGTTGTATAGAGTTGTTGACAATATTTACACGCACCAGGGTACACTTGTTTATATACCAATGCTTCTGCACCATGTTCATTCATTATCTGTTGTGCTACACCTATTTGATAGACGTATTGCATTTCAGTCTCGACTATTCTGCCCCAATCTCTATTCCAATCGTCCAACGAATGTCCTATACTACTGATAATAGATTGGATTGATTTCTTTTTCAAAGTTCCTTCAATTATTTCCTTCTTAATGGTGGTTAATTCAAGTTGTCTTTGAATTTCTGCTATTAGCTTAACCTCCTCTTCAGATATAGAATTTGAAAGAATATCCCGCATTCTTTTCCCCATTGTCTTTATATAGGAGTAAGTTCGGGTCGCTGCAGCATCGTACATTGCTTTTTCTGAAGCTGTCAATGCCTTATACTGCTTCTTGTCTATGTAAGACAAAAGGTCAGTATAATCCAATGTCCTTAATTGACTTGGAGTCAATTGTCCTGATAATCTACCAAAAAGGTATGATTGATAATATGGAGGCAATTTCTTCAATTCATCCTTCCATTTATAACCATACCTTTTTAATAACTCCTTGTCTTCAGAAGATAATTTACTCTCACCAAGAACATCTGCAACAATTCTTGCAAGTCGATAATCTATAATATCGAATAACCTCTGTATTTCATCAGGAGTGAAAATCATTGTTTTGCAATTTTAGTCATTTCCTTGGTCAAATCTATCATCATATTATTGACCTGAGTTGAAAACATAACTTGTGCCAATCCTTCATATCCACATTGGACTTTCGGATAACGAATAGGGTCCTTTGTATGATATATAACATTCGACTTTTTAGCCATCTGTTTGATATCAACTCCATCAACTTTTTTAATCGGCGGCATTACTTGTATAAATTAGTTTTATAATAATTTATCGCTTCTGCAAGTATAGGATTATTGTCAAATGATTTATACTTATCAAACGGGTTTTCACTGAATGATTCTTCGTCATTTGGAACTCCTGCTTCTTCTGATTCTCCGGGAACAGACGCTCCATACATCTGCTGCTGTTGTTCAGCTTGCTTTGCAGTCTGATAAACTTGATTGATAATGATATCGTTTTCTGGGTCAAGTGGTCTTCCTGAATACTTCTGGAATATATCTTGCATTGCAACCATACCTTTTTCAAGTTTCTCAGCATCAAGTTTTACTTGAGCTTCTTCATCTTCAACCTCAATACCAGTAAATGAAAATTCGAAATCTTCATCAAGCTCACTTACGATATATTTCGTAATCACATTCTCCAGGAATATAAGAATAGGTTTCAAACCTTTCTCTCTACTATGTTGCAATCTGGCTTTTTGACCATCTTGTCCAAAGATTTGAGCTTGGTCTTTGAATTGGAATCCTAATTCCGTAGGGTCTATTCTATAGACAGAACAACTCATTATAACCAAGAATTTCAACCAATCATTGAATTCCATATCACGGTTTCCTTTCTGGAGGTCAATCCATTCCAAATCGATACCATTGATAACCGGTACCCTATGAGAATTCTCAACTCCCCTCATCGTCTGCATCCATGCCTGACGAAATTCATTCAATGTTGATGGTGAAATATTCGCATTCTTTACATTGATGAATCCTTTTGGTTGAGAACCTTGTTTGAAAAATAATCCATTATAACTCATTCCCCATAATATCCATGTAATAATCTCTACAAGAGTTTCAAGTTCACTTGTACCATATCCATTCTTACGAATATTAGAAGTTTTGTTTCTAATACCAAATCCAAGCTCCCATGGATAATATAAAATTGGTTCTTTTGTCATAGGATTACGAATAATCATATCATCCCATACCATACAATATCTTGGTAAATAACCTTTGAACCTATATCCTTCAAAAGCTTCTCTTTGTCTTGGGTCAACAGTATCAAGAAATCGAATAAGTGACGCATCAATAGCTCTGAATTTTTTCAATTCCCAATCACGACTCCTGACAACTTCAAATGCCAGTTGGTCCAATGTAAGACTATCGAATGTTATCTTGCGAACAAATTCTTGAAAACTATCTATATTGTCCCACTTTTCATTCCATCCTCCGTTCTCAAGGAATTTCACAATATTCTCTATCTTCTTCTTATCTTCATTAGAAAGTTTCTCTTCTTTCTCTTCTTTGAATAGACTTTTCTTTCTTCGGATAGTATATCCTTCTTTTTGTTCATCTTCAGAAAAATGTAGAAAATTTTGAACTTGCTCAATACGTGTATTAACTATTGCACGAATGATATAAATATCTCCCATTCTCCGAAGAGTAGAAAATGACAAAGCTCCTTTCGAATCTTTAAATCCTTTCCCGTTTCCTGCTAAATCATTAGGGTCAAAGAAAACAGATTGTATATGAGGATTCGTCTTATTAATTTCGCCTAAATACAAATTAGCTTTCAATAACTCTTCCGTATCATTAGAACTCAAAGCTGATTGAAGTTTACTTTGGAATGCCATAGGGGCTGCTTTTTGTATCGAATCAAGTTCTTCTAAAGAAAGTCCAGCCAGACTCGATAAAAAGTCTGGCTTTGACTTAATTTGAGAATTTCGTTTATTTCTTTTTCCCATCGTCAGATAATTTTAAGCTCCAGCTAATTGCGTTAAAGTAACAGTCGCTGTCTTATTTCCTTCTGTTGTAGTGACTACTGCTGTTCCAGTTCTCTGTGCTCCAGTATTTGCTGCTGCCACTACTGAATATTCCGAAGACCCTTTTGTAAATCCTTCACCCTGGACTGTCGTAGTATAAGTTACCGCAGAAGGAATGCCGCTATTACTTCCATTAACCTTCTTCTGTTTAGTAGCTGTTACTCCGAATATTTTAGTCTCTCCTGCTGCCGCAAAAGAAAGTGTGGTTGGGTCTACAGTACATGTATATTCATAGGTAACTGTCGCTGCAAGCTGTGTTAACGTAACATTTACCGTCTTGTTGCTTTCAGTCTGTGTAATAGTAATAGAACCGTTATTATCTGTTTCTGCCTTATTTTCAGCCGCCACTATACTATAATTCTCTCCATTAGATGTTTCAGATGAAGTCTGGCTGAATCCAGTTCCGGTAATCTGTGCAGTCGTATCTACCTTCTCGACACCACCGGAAGGCTTGCCGTTGACTTTTTTCTGTCTTGTTGAAACAATTTGTAAACTCTTCGTTTCTCCAAGCGCTACAAACTGTATGGTCTGTGAATTGGCAGACAACGCATAATCATATGTCACTATAGCTGCATTCTGTGTAAGTGTCACTTCCGCAGTCTTTCCACCATCCTGCGAAATAGTCGCTTTTCCTGTTCTCTGTGAACTTCCGGTATTCTCAGAAGCTTTCAAATTGTAGTTATTTCCGCTTTCCTCATAATCGAACCCTACGCCTGCCAGTTCTATATCAGTAGGATATGTTTCTGGCTGCTGTTTTACTCCATTCAGAACTTTTGTTCTTGTAGAGGTAACAGTGACAAGCTTTTCACCTCCTGCACCGTCGAACGTTACCGCTGTCGGGTCTACTGTAAGCGCATATTCGTAGGTTACAGTAGATGCAGCCTGGTTGCATGTAATCTGCAATGTCTTTCCGCTTTCATTCTGTTTAACCGTCACTACCGCTTTTCTTGTCGTGTTGTTGGGGTTCTCGTCAACCGTTACTTGTCCTCCACCGTCAACCTTGAATCCTGCCCCAGATATTGAGAATTCCACTGGTACACCTTCCGGATGTCCTACTGGTTTCCCGTTCTTAAAAGTCTGCTTAGAAGACGTCACCACGCACATATCATCACCTCCCTTTGCAGGGAAATTGAGTGTAGGTTCTTTAGTCTCCAATACGTATTCCACAACTTCCTGCACGTCCGACAATACCGCGCCTTCTTCTCCGAATCCTTCCGGATATGAGATAAGCTTAACAAGCGCCTTAAACGCCCATTCCTTGAACTGTCCTATATTATAAGTATGACCAGCTTCAATTACAATACCGATAGACTTATAATATTCAATTGCTCCAACAACGTTTTCAGTTACAAAAACATTCAACTGACTGTCTAAACCATCAGTTATGACAGTCAGTTGTTTGGAATTATCTTCTGTTGTAAATAATAATCGTAACATAATCCTTATGCGTTTTCTGCTGTCAATTCCTTACGCCATGTATTATCGTTAGCTATTATAACCACGTTCAAGTCTTCCTTTGCATCTAAACCAAGGTCTTCAAGTGTAAATTCCATCGGCTTGCCTGACATTATCTTTGCAGTAAGTGTTTTTCTATCACCGCGAATTACACCAAATCTTCCGACACTCTCATTCAGATTTACATCATTAGGGAAGTAAATATCCACATCCTTAGGAGCAGGAACAGTTGTTTTGATTGTAATTATACACGCATTTTCATCATTCCATTCTGCTGTCACTGCAACAACCTCATTTAATCCCTGAGGATTCAATTCGAGAGTAAGTGCTTTATTTTCAGCAAAGGCAACGAGTTCTTCGTGCATTACAGATTCACCTACTTTCCAAGGAAATCCAAGTTTCAATAGAGCATCACTTCCACTTACTTCATCTTCTGTCACACTTACATCACCAGGAGCAACAATTCCTCTAATTTCTGTGATAAATACTCTTTTTTGGTCGCAACTACCATCAGTTACAACTACTGTATCAATTTTCTTATCTGTATCGATAAATCTATATAGTCTCATAATCTTTTCTATTTTTAATTGTTAATTACTTACATTCAAAAACTATTTCTTGTGTTACAGCACCATTTTTATCAAGTACATAAACCTGATAAATACCAGTCAAATCTGCTTTCTGAACACCCAAATCCTTCTGGCACTCGAAACCCAGATATTCGTTCTTCTCCTTCATTGTCAGAATCTTCTTATCGACAGATGCGGTACCGATAGTTTCTGGAATGTTGGTGAACTCGCAGAACTTGTTATTATGCTTAATGCAAATCTGAGTGCCTTCCGATACCTTTGCCTTAAAATTCATCCACAACCAAGGAAGACCATTTGCATATTCAGCCTGCCACGGATACTCCGTCAGATAGGATTCAGGAAGAATCGCATTGTAATCTTCTTCACTATTAATAATACCACTATTAGGGTCCATTTGAATAGGATTTTTCAATTGTGCTCCTGCTTCAACTTCATTCAATGCTGCTTCAATGGCATTAAAATTATCATCTAAACCTGAAGCTACTTGTGCACCGGTCTGACCATCTGTTATTTGATAAAAATCTATCTTATTCATAATTTCCAAATTAAATCTTTTGTCCAAACGAATTCATTATTCCAAATATCGTTATCTGAGAATAAAGTCTTATTCATTCTCCATATACCGTCACTCAACCAAACATTCAAATTATTCCAAATGCCATTGTCCATAAGCCATACAGGAGGAATATTGAATATACCACCAGAAATCCAATATCCGCGCATATTCCATTTATCATTCTTCAAAACCCAAGGTTTTACAGTAATAGGTGGCATTGAATTAGAAATTCCGCTTCCACTACCTCCTCGAAATGTTCCTGGGTTTTCTTCAGTTCCTATTCGAGTATAAACTCCAGGTAAATAATCACTTGCCATCTTTCTTATTTTTAGGAGAACCGTTTTCATCGAAATCAGCCAAGTACTTCTTGATTCGACTTGGAACTAAATTTGGATATAATTTAGAAGCATTTTCTACAATTGAAATTGATTCGCGTATAATCAACGCATTACATACAACCGATTTAAACCAAGTATATGATTCTATACTTCCTCCTTCAACCGTAAAGTTACCTAATACATGCGAAACAATCAACAGAGCGCTATAAATAATTAGCTTCATTGCAATCATTCCGAACCCTTTACTTGAAAAATCTTTATTCTTCAAATGAAAGACCCAACTTACTAATGTATCAACTACAACTAATATCATTAGATATTTTAGGAATTCCCAATCACGGAACATATATTGCTCAATAAATGATGCTGTATTCGAAAACGATATAGGAATACTTAAAAGTACCGGAAAATAGAAGCTATAGATGTAATTCTTGAATTTGTTTATATGTCTCATCTTATGTATTAGTTTTTGTTACCAAATTTCTTATCTCTGTTTTTGGTCACGTGGTCATACATCTTTGAAACAATTTCCTTTACAAGTGCAGATTCATCTACTAACTCATCTTTCTTAAAGAATAATCTTGTTTTTGAACGAGTCTTTTCTACTTTACCATCTTGAGTTTCAAATATATGTTTACCGTTTTCTTCTCCTTTATAGGTAAGTCTTGAACTTCTCGGATTACTATTTGCATAAACAATATCACCTGGTTTCAATTTAGAAACAGTGAGACCTTTTGAACTGTCAAGAATCTTCTTAAGTATCTGTTTTCTATATTGAAGACTGATATCAGCATCTGACAACTCATCATTCATCACTTCTGGATTTTCAAGATACTCTTTAATCAATTCTTTTCGAATCTCTTTAGTTCTCTTGGATTCACCGTTTTCATCTTCTTTCTTAGATTCTTTAGTTTCAGATTCTTTGCCAGTACCTGTTGTTCCTTTCTTTTTAAGTCTCCAACCTTTCTCGGTCTTGACATACATCTTACCACCATACATCTTTTCTGTTCCAAGCGGAAGAGCTTTTGCTTTCTCAATTGCAACATCATCTGCACAATTGATACCTGCAATCCCTTTTAAGATATTCAAAGGAGTCTCTTTGTAGCAAAAACACATTCTATCATCTATAGACTTGAAGATACCATCAGGAATTTCAACCGGTTCTCTCTGCGCTTCTCTGTAGAACATCAAACTCTTCATTAAATCATTGCTACGTACAAATACAGGCTTCAAAGACATATAATCAGCAGCACAACAAGCTATCTCAAATTCATCAATTTCTTTATTCTTTGATTTTTCGATAACATCCTTTGAAAATGCATCTACTTGCGCCTTAGTAAACACTTCAAGATTGTTTTTCTCAACAAATCTATTGAATTCATCTTGCGTAAATTCTTTAGGATTATTCATATTGTAATTTGTATTAATTTAAACGGAATATTGTTTTAATGCGTAAAAATAACAATTTTAATTGACCTCTACAACTTATCCCGTCAAATTAATCAATTGTCAAATATAAACATATGAATGGTGTAATTCAATCATTCTCGATATCACTTTATCACATTTCTTCTCAAACTTCTCAATCATTTCACGTAACATACTTCTTTTAGGGATATCTATCGTATAACTCTTTGAACAATAATCAACGCGCGTCAATACTTCTGTTTCTGTAGGTCTTCTCCAAGCTTTGCTGCCAAAAAATACTCTGAATTGTCTCAATACTTTTCTCACTTCATCAACTGTAAGTCCAATGTTCTTAGCTATAGTCCTTGACCTTAGGTATAATTGTGCAATAGGATTAATTGAATCGTAACATAACTTCGTCCTTGATAAAATCTTTTCAATCTTAGTTTCAGCTTCTTCTTTAGTTATTTCATTCTCAATAGCTTTTCTTCTTATCTCTCTTATTTCTCTATAATCTCTTGTAAATGAATTATTTTCAACTCCAGCTTCTAAACAATTTCTAAATCTATTCAAGTAATCAAATACCAATTGGCAATTAGCAGTCCAAGTATATTTCTTATTATCTTTAATGAAATCTTTCTTCATGTAATTAGGAATAATTGTGCAGTATTGCAGTAAATCCTCTGGGATTATTTCTACATGCACTTCACCAGTCTCTTTATTGAAGGTGTAAATACCATCTAACTTCAAACTCAATAGATTTCTTGAAACACCAACTATGCCAAGATTGGTTTCGTTCACAATCCATTTCTTGAGTTTACCTTCACTTGTAAATAGGATTTTACCAGTATCTCCAGTTCTTTCACTGAGCTGTTTTGCAGCAGATGTTCTACCTTCGGCTTTGAGTAAAGCGTATATAATATTGTAACGATTGGTTTTTCTGAGTTTAATATATAAGCTATTTTTATTCATATTCTTTCGTTTTAAGTGTTGTAAAAGTAGAAAGAATATTTCTAATATCAAATATATACAAAAAAATAAGAGTACCTGAGTACTCTTATAATTCCTTAAAACAAAAGTGCTAAATGTGATATAGTCTACGCTTAGACTATTTATAATATGCAACACTCAAACAGACAAACTCTTCACAGAGGCTTCTGTTAATGCTGTAAAGATACCACTACTTATCTCCTCTAACAATGAACAGGTTCTTCTGAATTATTTCTATACTGATTCTTAGGGGGTTACGACCTTATCCTCTTTATAATCACATAACCTGCTGGTTATAATTATCTTTCTCTATTTCTATATATAAAAGAAGATGCTTATAACCTCTGGTTATATGATTATACGATTTGAATTGTTGTATCTACTTGATTCTCAGCACTGGTAAAATATAAGAAATTCTCAATGCACGACCAAAGAAAAAGTTTGTATCTTTAGACAGTTTGTTTAATCTAAATATATTTGTGTATGAAAATTATTTACAATTCAAAATTGGCTCGATTGTTATTGTCTAACTTCAAAGCAATCCTTATCATGCTCTGGCTCTTGTGTAAGAAAGGTCCTGAATATTATTCAGAAAAGTTCATCAAGCACGAAGAAACTCACTCCTTCCAATGGAAGTGTTGTATGTTCTTAGGAGTGTTCATCTGGCTTGCATTCTCATTAGTATTTGATACACTCTGGTTATTGCTACTTATTCCATTCACATTCTACATCTGGTACTGTATTGAATATGTGATAAGATTCATCATTGGAGTAGTGAAAACACCTCCTATTATGAAATTCGGGTTCAAGAAATGGCTCAAAGGTTTTCAAGAGATTGGTCATGAATCTTATCGTAAGATTGTATTTGAACAGGAAGCTAATGCTGTGGAGGATGGGATAGTAAATTATGAGTTCCTTTCTTTCTTCAAGTATTATTAAAAAGAAAAGGCGTTTCACAACGCCTTACCCTCTAATTAAAATAATAATTTTAGCAGTATGTATGTTTAACTCAATATTGTAAAATTACAAGTTCTTTCTTAAATATAAATCTTAAAGTGTCTTGGTATTCAATTATTCTCACCTAAACAATGTACCATTATAGCAGCAAAGAAAGGTGTTATGATAAACGACATAAAGAACCAGAAGATACTACTCCTCTTAAGTCTATTTGCTGTTTCTCCTACTTCTGTGCAAAGATAGAAATAAATCAATGCACATATTAAACCAAAAATAAAAACTAATGCATCCATAATCTAAAAGTTTTAAATTGTTAATAATATCATTCTATTCAATGCATGTCAAAACTCGAATTAAACAAGAATTAACATACATTTCAAGCTATTGCACAGAAGGTTTGAAGTACGGTAGAGATATCTTTATTTCACTCATCGTCTCACAAAGCTCCCACCAAGGTATAATTACATGAGGAACGCAATAAAGGACATTCTTATTCTCAAAGAAGTAAACAGTACACAATTCATTGGTCTTTCTTTTGTTCTCGAAAGAAATCTCACCAAGTACATCCATAATCTTTCTTAATCCAAATGGAGTGATATTCTTATTAGCTTGAAGTATGAGAATGTCTTGTGCAGGTATCTGAAGCATGTCTTCAATAAGAGAAACTGTTTCAGGATTATACATTTCTGTATCAGACAAGAGTATCAATTTATTCGACTCACAAAGCCAATCAATATAAGGACAATTGCCATTCTTGTAGGTAAAATGAATTTTATTCATCGTAATATTCTTTAAAGTCACGAATTTCTTTATCTATCATTCTATTGATATTCTCAATTTCTTCATACTTCTCTTCTTCAATGAGTCTCAATTTATGACTTATCATAGAATTGATATATCTGTTCCAATCCCGTTTACCCATCAACTTCAGGTCAATAGCTATAGAATCGATAGACCTCTGCATTTCATCTTTGTGATGTGCATCATATCGAAACCAGATAAGCAATAGAAGTACGAGTACTGCAAGTAATACGAGTACTGCAAGTAATACGATTATAATATACAATTCTGTCATAATTTATTCAGTAACATAATGGTCAAGTAATTCGTTAGCTATCTTATCGACTCTTTCCTTAGAGAAAGATGAATCGACAAGTCTTTTCTCTGCAATGATAGTACCACTATCAAAAGTTTTCATCTTTACTACTATAGATGTAAATGATTCACCTT